AGTCCGCTGATTACGGAACCAGATATTCCCGAAAGAAGCCTGTGGGTTTCGTTGTCGCTGTCTATTTCTACGTCGACATGAATGTCTTGAAGTCCGCTGATTACGGAACCAGATATTCCCGAAAGAAGCCTGTGGGTTTCGTTGTCGCTGTCTATTTCTACGTCGACATGAATGTCTTGAAGTCCGCTGATTACGGAACCAGATATTCCTGAAAGAAGTCTGTGGGTTTCGGTATCATGGTCAAGGTCTACCCCAATATGGATATCATTAAGACTACCTGTCAGGACTCCAGATATACCTGAAAGTATTCTGTTTGTCTCTGAGTTGTCTACATTTACCTCGAGTTCAGTTAGCTCGCCAGATATTCCAGAAAGTAATCTATGTGTTTCCTCGTCGTAATCAAGGTCAACTCCTATATGTATGTCTTGAAGCCCACTGATTACAGAGCCTGAGATTCCAGATAAAATTCGGTTTGTCTCTGCACTTTCGCCGGATATACCTATTAACTCGTCGGTTATTTCCGTAAAAGTTAAAGGTTCCCATCTACCAGATAGGCTATTCCACTTATATTGAAAGGTTGGTTGAGGCGACAGGTGGTCAAGCCTCGTGATATCGTAATACAGTGGGTTGTTTTTGTAATCTTCTGGAACGTGCATAACAGAAGATATTACACAGAAAAGTTAGTCTCTGTCTAGGTGGTGCTTTACACCGTTTCTCTTTTTGCTATATTCTTTGAAGTATTTTTTTTGAACAGGGTCATAACCTAGTTTATTTTTTCTTTTTTCGCTCATTTCTCTGCTTCTATCCAATAGCTCTCCGTAGGAGCCTTTTGTTTTTCCTGTTTTTTCTATAAACTGTTTATTATCAAAGGGATCTATATCTCCGTCTATATTTGTGTTGGGGGAATGAAACACTCTTTTCCACTCTACTCCGTCTTCATCTATATATACGTGCACTTCATTCATTGATTGTAGTACATCCTTACATTCTTCAGACTCTGGGTGTTGGTATGTATATAAAGGCATAATTATTTTTGTTTTATTATTTCTAATATAGAGTTTAATGTACTTTCATATGTAAGCTTTTCTTTTAACTCTTCTCCTTTTGTGTTTACACTTTTACATTTACTTTCTGCCAGTTCCATTGACGAAATTAATTCATCTTCGTCAAAAGTATAAATATTACCTTGGTTAAATTCTGATCCTTCCTTGAAAAATATTTTATCATATACAGGCTCTTTTCCTGAGGGATCGATTAGGATGCAATTATCTTGCGTTGCCCAGTCTTTGTGTCCAGTGCAGTTCAGAACTATACTCCATTTTCCTAAGCAGGTTGCATTAAAAGAGGGAAGATTCCAGCCTTCTGCTCCGCTCATTCCACCTAAATCAATATCTATTGCGTTAAGATAATCATTAACCTGCGAGTTTTTTGGTAAGAAGGGGAGAAAGTTAACGTTGCCAAAGTTTTTTCTTTCTGTAATTTGAGCTATGGAAGCCTCCATTTGGTCTTTCTTGTAAAATGGATTTGTTATACAGCATGTTAATTGGTATTTATAGTTGTTTCCGTATTTTTTTATCCAACTTTTGATTATTTTTTCTGTATGTTTTCTTTTTTCTAGTTTACCCATTATTCCGAAGTGAATCTTGTCCTCTAGATACTTTTTTCCTGTTTTAAAAAAAGATTTATCAAAACCTAGTGGTACGTGATGGGCGTTGTCCCCGAAAATTTTTGAAGAAGATGAGTTGCTAAAAATTACATTATTTTGTAGGTCAGCTAAAGACCTTTCTGTTTTAGTGGGCTTGTCTAATTCATAAAATGTAAAAAGAGTCTGGCTGGGAGAGATTCTGTTCTCTGAACCATTTAGGTGCCATAACTGCAAGGTGTGTTGATCTGTAGAAACTCTTTCAAATCTATTATTTATAGATTCTTCTATCCATTTTTTGAAGGAAGGGTCAATTGGGTTAAATGAAGAAACATCTGGGTTGCCTATTGGGAATATTGAAATCTCCATATTTTTATTGAACATCTCTCTCAATAGATTAAAAGAAACGTTCCCAAAAGAAAGGGAGTTTAGGGGCCCTTTATATATTAGGTTTTTCATCAAAAAGGAATATCCGCGAATTCATCCTCCTCCTCCACTTTCTGGGGAGTTTCTTTTTTGCCCTCTTGATTTTGTTGGTTATCGCTAAGAAATGTAACGTTATCCGCTGAGCAGAAGATTTTGCTTCTATTTTCACCCTCCTTACTTTTCCATGAGTTTAATTTTAATCTACCCTCAACTAGAACCTTCCTTCCTTTGCTTAGGAATCTATTGCAGTTTTCTGCGGTTTTGTTCCAAGTCTCTATGTCTATATAAATTACCGACTTATCAATGTTGCTGTTTATGGCTATACTGAAAGTACACACCTTTTTATCTCCTTTAACTTCTTTAAATTGCGGGTCTGCCGTGAGATTACCCATTCCTATGAATTTATTCAAATTTAATATCCTCCTTTAATTCGTTTCTTATGTATGATACTGCTGAGTTGTGGATGTTGATGCATCCTTGAATGCTTAATTGTAATTTTTTTCCTATTTTTTTCCAAGGCATAACCTTATTTTTTGAACCCTTTATGTATCTCATCTCGAAAATTTCCGCGACCCTACTGTCTGGATGGCTCGAAATAATAGATAGAACCTTGTTAAATAAGTCGTTTTCAATTGTACTTGATATGTTCTCTTCGGATTCTTGCTCGATATTTATATTTTCTATAAAATCTACCGTAGTAAGAGGTTTTCTTTTGTTTCTATTATATGTGTTTAGACACATCCATTTTGTCTCGTTTCCTAGGTACGTGCTAAATTTAGTCCCCCTAGAGCTGTCGAACTTTAGCGCAGCCTCATATATTTTGTAATTTTTATCCTCTATTAATTCGGCTCGATCAATAAACGGGCTCGTGGTAGAAGAGAATGAATTCACCATCTCTAGATATATTCCGCTATGCCTATCGATGAGCTCTCCTAGGCTTTCATTTTGTTTTTTACTTGATTTTATATTTAAAATCAATTGTTCGTCACTTAGATTCTTCATTGTTAATTATTTTATTTAAAATTCTTTTTACTTGAGAGGTCACTATCTCTATGTTTTCTTCAGAAAAGTTATCCCAGTGAAGTTCGTGTTTTGAACTTTTCTTGAGAATTGGGTCATTAATCTCCTCTTCTTTATTTGGGGGCACTATACCTGTTCTCTGGACGTGAACTGTATGTCCCCCCAGGGAGTGAACCCAGTCTATTTCATTTTGGTATCTAACGTCTGTTATGAAAATCATACCTTCGTTTTGGTTGCCGAGCTTAGACTCAACCTTATCTATCCAGCATCTTTTGTTAAGCTTTCTTCTTATGTGTGTTCCGTACGTAACTAGGAAAGGTCTAATTATCTCCTTTTCTGAGTTGATTTCCGTAAACGCAGATATACCTGTGTTTTTACTTAAAAAGTCATCGCATTCATTTTTTAATTCATCCGCAAAAGCCAACCTTCTTGTTTTTCGATTGTATCCAAGCTTTGGCAATAGCTCTTTGGACATTAAATAGAGAGAATCTTTTCCTGATCTCGCTAAACCACTAATTCCTACTATCTTCATTATTAGGCTCCAAATATAAATTTAACGTTACTTGACAGTTCATGAAGGCCTGCGTTCGCCAACATCCTTGACACAGAATGGTATTCTATATAGTCTGCTTCTACTTCACTGAAATATAATTCTTGCCTACTTTCGTAGTCTAGGTTTTCTATCTTTTCTGATATTATTACTGAAGACAATTTTAATTTCTTGCCCTCTTTATCAAGTTTTTTTGTTAATGCCCGAGTGCACGCCTCTTGGCTTGAGTCAGCCTGTATGACTACTGCCCAGTCTGCGCATTTTATGACATACGCGTTTGTTTTACTTAAGTCTATAAATGACATAGTGATAGATTCTAGCATTTTAATAGAGAATTGTCAAGCTCATATTATATATATTTAATATAAAATATATTAACCATGTCTATAGTAATAACAACATACAGTTTTTTGAATGCACGCCATACATTTTTTTGTATTTACTATTGACTTATTGCAGTTATTTCCATATAATAGCAAAACGATGAGAAAATTCATACAAACACCAATGGTGATACAAGACGATGTATTAATGGGAAGACTAATAGGGAATGATTTAGTTGTGTATAACTATCTCGCAATCAAAGGGGCGCACGGAAAACCCTTTTTCTTTTCGAACCAACGAATAGGGGATGATCTAGGAGGCATGTCTTACGGCAAGGTTTCTGCTAGCCTAAACAGACTAGCAAGAGCCAGACATATCAAAAGAGTCAAAACGTGCAACAAGACCTCCACCCAGCTACTAACATTTGTAAGCCCAGATAAAAAACTTAAAGTTAGGGGAACTGATTATGAAAATATCGGTTAGAATGGAAGGGGGGCTAGGAGACCACCTCCTAGCGAACAGGTTCATTCCCGCAATTAAAGAGCAGTGGCCTGGCTGTAAAATTGATCTATGGTCAGATACAGAGGGAAATAAATTTCAATCAGACGTACTCAATAAGATGTGGCCATCCCATTTTAATGACACTTTTGTTTTAGAAGAGAAAAGGTACAAAAGCTTAAAAATTAAATCTTCAAATTTTCCAGAGGAAGATTACCGAGGGTCAATAAAAAACGTTAAACCGACAGACCTCAAACTAATGGAAGGCGCTTACGATAAATTTTATGATCTCCATATAGATTCTCTCGAGTGGATGAACTATGATTTCGATTGGTTCAAACACTTTCAGGTTTTCCCTACCCCAGAAAACAAAGGAAGAATGTTTTACCCCAATGCAATGTTTCCAGATAAATTTATATTAGCGCATCTTTATGCAAGAGACGACGCAGATTCAAACATGGAAGATTGGTATATAGAAAAACTAGTAAAAAGCATTACTCAAGAGTTTGACATGATAATTCTGTACAATGAAGAGTCGGAACATAAGTACGAAAAACTAATGTCTCAAAACATTGACAGGCTCCACTTCATGGATGAGACGGTTATTTCTATTTTTGATATTTCTTCAAGATGCACAGCAATGCTGGCTATCGATTCCGGAATCAGATATATTCCATACCATTACGGCAAGCCAGTTTTTACATTCTCAAAATACTGCACTCAATATGGAGTAGTTCAGTACTCATATCTAATAAGATGGTTGCTTAATGACAGATATGTATTACCCCTTCATTATGACGTAAGCAGCGCAGGGACAATGTTAAAAAATTGTTTAAGAAACCCCGCTTACAGGCTTTATCCTCACCTATTAGACGACATCGAAAGGCTGGTTGCCCAGAGAGATATTACAGAGTACATAACGGAATGAAAGTAGCATTATGGTTTAGCGGAAAACTGGGTGATTGGGAGGAGTCGTCTACCTCAATCGTTGAGAATATCATCTACCCATTAAAGCCAGACATTTTCGTCACAACCTGGGATGATCAAGCTTCTTACGATTTCTGCCAATACTACAATCCTGTAAAACGACAGATCTTAAACTTTAAACAAACAATGAACCTCCTTGGTCCTACAGATAAGCTTCCGTGCCAGCCCAACGCAGGACTAATTCCCATGTTAGCAGGGATAAAAGCTTCAAATACTATATTTCAAAACTATGCATTATTAAAAAAAATCAATTACGATCTAGTAATTAGATTAAGACCTGATGTTCAGGTATTAGAACAAATAAAAATTCACGAAATAAAAGATTGCCTAAAAAACAGGCACATCAGACTTCCACTATTCGAAAGCACAAACATATATGACCACGAGGCAGAAATGAAAAAAGAATTCAGCTTTAGCTTCGTATACGATAAAGCCTCATTACCTAACCAAATTAACGATCAGCTAGCCATCGGGCACCCTGACCAAATGAACAAGTACGCAAATTGCCTATCAAGCGTAGCCACTGCAATTAAAGTTATGTGGGACAACGGCTACCCAGAATACATGATAAAAGTTCCCGAGTCAGTAATGACAATGTGTCTAAATATACAGCAATGCAAATACAAACAACTAACAGGAACAAATTCATTTGGTAATATAAAAACAATATTATGCAAAGACGGAAAAAAATGGAGAAACAAAGGGCATAACTCCATTATACAAAAATGAAGATAGAAAAAATATTATTTTGCATAGCAACTAATGGCAAAAAAATTAAGAAAACAAAATTTTTAATAAAATCAATTCTACTGAGCGCAACGAAAGGAAATGCGACAGCAAAGATAAACTTATGCGGGCATGTAGAACCTTTCTTAAAAGAAAAAAATGTAAATTTAATAGAAGCCAGATCTGATGCAGAAAATGGAATGTTATCGAAACTAAGATTTCTTGCCTCAGAAAACCAAGACGCAGACGTATTTGTTTTTGTTGATGACGATTTTGTTTTCCCTCCTTATTGGATCGAGAGATTGATAAACTACACTCAACAAAAAGAATGGAACATAGTCGGCAATAAAATCTTACTGCCAAACGGACACAGATTTTGGGACAGATGTACCCGCAATCCGCACAGAATGGTATCATACAACCATAACGAAGATGACGACACTCTATATCAAACAGGAGGCTTTTGGGTTATTTCTAGAAAGTGTTTCAACGATTTGAAATGGGACCCCTCTATACCTATAAATGCAGACAGAAAAGGTTTTGCGCATAACGAAGACGTAGATATGAGTATAAGGGCATACAGCAAAGGATTCAAGATATCTTTTGATGAAAAAAATACAGTATGGCATAATGATTTATCGTACATACAAACAGGACAAGTAATATCCAGAATCTATGTAAATTTTAATCAGTATAATTTCAATAAAGAATTTTTAGAATACCTAAAAGAAATTCACGAATCAGAAATAGCAACATGAATAATCAAAGCACAATATTAGTAATGGGAAACGGGCCATCCCTAAAGCACATAGACTTCAACAAACTCAAAGATATCGACACCTTTGGCCTTAATTCTGCATACAGGGCTTATTACAGAATGAACTGGTGGCCAACCTACCATGGTTGCTTTGACTACAGAGTGACAGAAAGCCATAAAGAAGAGTTTAAGAAGCTAACTCTTGGAAACAACCCAATCAAAAGATTTTTCTACCTACAAAAAGTTAGCGACTCAGAGAGGTTAACTAAAATAACACTGAACAGATCTTCTGGAAGCTTTTCCCAGGGCCCTATTTGGCAAAACAGCGAAACTGATTTTGATAAATTTAACGACGGAGGCAACTCAGGAGTTAACGCTTGCAGAGTCTCTGTATGCATGGGGTATAAAAGAATTATACTTGCTGGAGTAGATTGTAATTATCAGGAAATAATAGATGGTGCAAGCTTAAAAAAAACCGGAACCTCAGACTTTCTACAAATGGAAAAAACCCCAGAAGTTAATCCCAATTACTGGTTTGACGACTACCAACAAAAAGGAGATATTTTTAACGTACCAAGAACAAATGTCTTCCAGAGACCTGGGTGGGAAACCCTTTCTAGGCAAGCTAAAAATGAAGGTATTGAAATAATAAATTGCAGCAAAGGAACCAAACTTACATGTTTTCCAATAAAAGATATTAAAGAGGTGATCTAAGCCTATGAGGATTATAATAAAAAGAAAGAAAAAAGTTAAGGCTGAAGAAAAACCGCCACCACAAAAAAATAATACAAAAACAAAAAAAGATAAAAAACCAAAGAAAGTCGCCCCAAAGAAGGAGAAAAAAAATAAAATTTTACATAATCCATCAAAAAGGAAATATAATTCAAAAGACCTAAGTAACTTTTCTATAATAATACCATTTAGACATACAAAATTAAGAGAAAGGCTACTTTATAAAGTATTGGAATTTCTTAGAAAAAACTTTGACCCCGAGATCATAATCGCAGAGCATGACTATAAACAAAACATAAATAAGTCAGATATAGAAAAAAAATTTAATGTAAAATATTTTTTTATAAAAGCCGAAAAAGATGAACTATTCGACAGAACGGGTTGCCTAAATTTTTTAATACAAAAAACTTCAACGCAAGTAGTATTTAATCACGATTCAGATTGCATACTAGACCCAAGCTGCTACCTGTTAGCTAAAGATTTAATTCTAGCAAACAAATATGATGTAGTAATACCTTATTGCGGAGAAGGTTTTAATGTTTCTGAAAATTTTGAAATGAATGGTTCAGACAAAAACATACTTTACTTGAGGTGGGAATGTGCAAGAGGAGGAATTATTGCCATTGATAGAGAAAAATACATAAAAGCAGGAATGGAAAATCCAAAAATAAAATCCTGGGGCTTCGAAGATTTTGAAAGAATTTATAGATTCTCAAAATTACGATATAGGATATGCGCAACAAAGCTTCCAGAGGTTTCTCACTTTTCGGAAAAGTTTTTTAAAAAGAAATACCTATACCACTTCGACCACGACTCCGATAGAGACGAAAACAGCAACAAGAATCCGCATATAGAATCCAATGAAAAGATCTCGAATAAAATCAGGTCCATGAGCAGAGCAAGTCTCCAAAAAGAAATAGACTCTTGGTTAGGGAAAAACAAACCTGAAGCACAATTCAAATTTAAATGAAAATTTTAATATTTACAGACTCAAGAGGAAACCATAAAGCAACATTTAGAGAAAGTCTTATTTTTCCCGAAAAATTATCAAACGAATACTCCTGTGATCTACATCTATGCCCATATAAATGGACAACAACATTTGATTTTATAAAACTTATCGAAGAAAGCAAAATCAACCCAAATATATACGATAGAATTATATTGTATACCGGAGTTGTAGAGTTTTCGCCAAGAAACATGTCAAACTTTAAAGAATGTATGTCAGATAAAATAGTTTTCTTAAAGTCTTTCCTGGGAGAGTATCTCGATTTAAAAACTAAATACGAAACAAGGTATAGAAACGAAGAAACAAAAAGCCTTGTAACCATAAAGGCCTACGAGAATAAAGTGATACCTTACTTACAACAACTCAATGAAAAGCTGATACTGATTAACACCAATAATATCGCAAAAAACTGGGAAGGAAATTATATAAAAGTAAATCCAGAAGGTAGACCTAAAAATATAGATATAGTCGGCAAATACTCCGAAAAAACTTTGGGAAAATTTGACAGACTCGTCGATCTACTAAAATGGAATGAGGGCGAAATAAAAAAATATACAGTAGATAATATGCACCTGACCCATGCAGGATCAGAATATATCTACAATGAAATATTAAAATATTTATAATGATAGTATATATACCAATCAAAAACAACTCTCAAAGAGTTCCTTTAAAAAATTTTAGAGAATTTAAAGGAAAACCTTTATGGGAAAATACGGTTGACAAACTTGAGGATTTTAATGTATTCATCGACACAGACTCAGATGAAATTATAAAAAAATGTAAACAGAAAAAATGGATTACATGCTTCCCAAGAAGAAGACACCTAATAGGAGACAGCGTTTCTGTAGTAGATCTTTTAAAAAATTTTGTTGACCAATTCTCAATAAACGAGCCCATATGCCAGATACATGTAACATCCCCTTTCCTGAACCCAGATCACATCAAGTTCGCAGGTCTTAAAATTAATAAAGATGGATACGATTCGGTATTTTCTGCAGATCGAGTACAGAATAGATTCTGGAGAAAAGAAGAATACGGATATTGCCCGATAAATCATAACCCGATGAAACTAGAACAAACGCAAGACTTACCTATCTACTATATGGAAAACTCCTATCTATACGCTTTTCAACCAAAAGTTCTTGATTTTAATAACAGAATAGGTTATAATCCATATATTATGGAAATAGGCTTTCCGTACAACCTAGATATAGACACAGAAGAAGACTGGAAGCTAGTAAATATAATATGAAATTTCTTTGGCAACAAATACCATCACCACTAATAACAGAGATTTTTTGCTCATCTTCCTTCGACGGAGTTATTCTTGACCTAGAGCACGGGCACTTTAATAATGAAACGCTCTACTCATGCATACAAACAGGAACGCTTATGCAAAAAAAAATTTTAGCAAGGTTTGCTCATCTCGATAGGCAAAAAATCAGAATGTGCCTCGACGCAAATATATCAGGCGTAATACTTTCGACGGTAGAAAATTCAACCCAAGCAGAAGAGTTTTACAACTACTGCATTTATCCTCCATCGAGAGGAGAAAAAGGCAAAGGAACTAGAGGTCAAGGGCTAGTAAGAGAAAACCTATGGGGAGAAAAAAAACTAACACAAAGAAGGCCAATTATAATACCTCAAATAGAGACACTAAAAGGTGTCGACTCTATATCTAGCATTTCAAAAATAAACTTTGATTATTATTTAGTGGGACCATACGATCTATCGGCAAGCTTAGGAGATGTAGGAAACTTAGAAAGCCCCCAGTTTAAATCATGCATGAAAAAATTAGAAAAAATTATTGGACAAAAAATGGGCTTTCATATACCTTCTAAAGTTAACGAAAAGCTTAAAGATTTTAAAAACTACCCGTTTTTGGCCCTAGGAATGGATACTACGTTTATAATAGAAAAAATTAATGAGACAGTAGATATAACACAACATGATTAAATTAATAATATTTGATCTAGATGGAGTATTGGTTGATTCAAAGAAGCTTCACTTTGACGCCCTAGATAAGGCTTTATCGTTAATTGGAGAAGAATATAAAATTAACTACCAAGAGCATTTGACCTCATACGACGGCCTATCAACCAACAAAAAATTAAAAATGCTATGCGAAACAAAAAATTTTCCAAGAAATGAAATAGGTAACACATGGAAAGCTAAACAAAAAATTACATTAAAAATAATAGATAATTTCACAGTTGACGAAAGAATACAAAAAATATTTAAAAAACTAAAATCAGAAGGCTTCATTATTGCCTGCGCAACAAACTCTATCAGGGAAACAGCAAAACTTCAGCTTATTAGAAAAGGCTTCATGGAATATATAGACTTTCTATATTCGAACCAAGACGTAAACAATCCAAAACCAAATGCCGAGATATACATGAGGTGCATGATTAAGGCTGGAGTTAGCCCTGACGAAACACTTATCATAGAAGACTCCCATGTGGGCAGGCAAGGAGCAATCAGAAGCGGTGGCGTGTTGTGTGCTGTAGAAAATCCAGAAGATTTGACTTATAATAAAATTAAAAAAACAATCTCAAAGGCACAAAACAATACCTCAAAACCTAAATGGAGCTCAGATAAAATGAACGTTTTAATTCCCATGGCTGGAGCAGGATCCAGATTCGAACAAGCGGGATATACTTTTCCCAAGCCGTTAATAGATGTTAACGGTAAGCCAATGATTCAAAGGGTTGTCGAGAATATAAATATTGACGCAACTCATATTTTTATAGTTCAAAAATCTCATTACGAAAAATATTCACTACAGCATACCTTAAATTTAATATCGCCAGACTGCAAAATAGTCCAAGTGGATGGGGTAACTGAGGGAGCGGCGTGCACAACTCTTTTAGCTAAAGAATATATTAACAATGACGACCCACTCGTTTTAGCAAATTCAGATCAATACGTAGACTGGGACAGTAGCCAGTACATGTATTCATGCATGACGGATGATATTGATGGCTCCATACTCACATTTAACTCAACGCACCCCAAATGGAGTTATGCAAAAACCAATAAACAAGATTTCGTCGTTGAAGTTGCAGAAAAAAAACCTATCAGCAAAAATGCGACAGTAGGAATTTATTTCTGGAAAAAAGGAAAAGATTATGTTGATTGCGCAGAATCTATGATTTCAAAAAATATCAGAGTCAACAATGAGTTTTATGTGTGCCCAGTTTATAATGAAGCTATTTTAAGGAACGCCAAAATCAAAACATTTCATATTGAAAAAATGTGGGGGCTAGGAACTCCTGAAGATTTAGATACATTTTTAAAGCATGATATTAATAGCTCATAGAGGAAATTTTTCTGGGCCAAACCCCGAGAGAGAAAATACCATAGAGTATATACAAGAAGCCTTAGACCTTGGATACGAAGTAGAAATTGATATCTGGGGAAGAAATCAACTCTGGCTCGGACACGACAAACCAGAAAATCCATGTCCAATTAGCTTCTTGATGAAAAACAGAAAAAAATTGTGGATACATTGCAAAAACCTAGAGGCAATGCATACCCTTAGAGAGTTTCCGTCTTTAAATTTTTTCTGGCACGAAGAAGACAAATTTACATTAACGTCTCAAAGATTTATATGGACCTACCCAGGCAATAGAGTGTGCAATAAAAGTGTAATAGTAATGCGCGACATTAAAGAGCATGACGGAAAAATATGCTTTGGTATATGTGCGGATTACTTAAAATGAACAATATTCTTTTAGACTACTTTACTAAAGAAAATGACAGGCTATTCCTAGACTACTTCAGTCACAACGAACACATACCTACATGGAAAAGAGATCTATACAAATTACAAAAAAACCTATTACCAAAACTGCAAGAGTTAGAAAATAAGCTCTCTATAATAATTCAAGGCCCACTAAACACCAGATCTTTAAAGACAATACCCCATTACCTCAGATACGGAGAGGTGGTCGTCTCGTGTTGGGATACAGACAATCAGGATACATTAAAACCTTATTTAGACAAAATAAAATTAGTAGTAAATAAATACAAAGACGTAAACAGATATCCCTCTAGACCAGGATCGCAGGCACCATGGATTTTTCAACACCACACAACCTTAAACGGACTCAAAGAAGCTAAAGGAACTCTGGCGATCAAAGTAAGATCTGACGAGAGCTTCCCTATATTAGATCCGATTATCAGGAAAATGAGGCAAAACAGAGACACAATAAATCCAGAAACAGGGACTTGCAATTGGCATAAAATAGTAACCTCCAATATCTATTTCAGGTACGACAGAGAGAAGAAATTTCACCCATCAGATCATATAATTGGCGGAAACAGAAAAAGAATGATTTCTGTCTTTGAAAGAGCGGAAAGATTATGTAAATCAAAACTAGAAATACCCTTTCCAGAACAACTACTTTGCAAATGCGTATTAGAAACATACAGAGATTCATTCAACTATAGTAAATCTAAAGAATTAATGAAAAAGCATTTCGATATAATAAGAATACGAGATTTACCCAACCACATATGGACCTCTAGCTATAGAAAATATGACGCCCTATACTCAGAAGAGGATTGGTGTCACGATATAAATAAAATTTAAATATGGCTTGATTTTTAATAATTTGTTTCTATTATCTAGAAAACAAAAGATCATGTCATTAACACTATATAAACCAAACAGCAAAAACTTAGGCTGTGCATTTAGTTTTCGAGCAGGAATAAACAAAAACAAAGAGCCCACAATTTATGTTAGCGCGATCCAACAATTTAGCTGGGACAGTTCAAAAAAAACAGGAAACTTTTCCGGGAATCGAGACAACCCAGACAAAAACATAAATATAAAATTTAATGAATTTGAAATAGGAGGAATACTCAGTGCTTTTAAAAACAGGCACGAGTATTCAACCTTTCACGCATTCGATGATAACAAAACCTCAATCAAATTAACGCCCTGGGATAAACCAAACAAAAATGGAGGAACTCTACCTGCTTTCGGAATTGTTTTATCCAGAAACGGAAATCAAGTATTTAAACTTCCTCTAGAACCGGGCGAAGTCGAGGCAGTCTCTCATTTTTTTAAGTCATTTTTTAGCGATTTATTTTCTCACAGAAAAAGAGAAGAAATTAAGGCCCGAAAAAACCTAAAAGAAAAGCAAGAGAATAAAAATTCCGAAGACGCTCCATTTTAATATGCGTAAAAAAAAAATACTAATTCACAGCAATCATTGCAAAGCTTTCACAGGCTTCGGGAAACACACTAAAAATATATTAATTCACTTGTATAAAACAGGAAAGTATGAGATCATTGAACTTTCAAACGGGAGAAGAAAAGGCGATCCTGAATTAAAAAACCTTCCATGGAAATGCGAAGGCTCTTTGCCAAACAGCAGAACCCTTCTTGAAAAAATGAACAAAGATCCAGCCTTAGCGCGGAGCGCTGGATACGGAGGTCAAACCATAGATGAAGTAATTAAAGAAGAAAAGCCTGACGTCTACATAGGAATAGAAGATATCTGGGCCTTTTCAGGATATACAGAAAGAAACTGGTGGAACAAGATAAACTGCATGGTATGGACCACCCTAGACAGCTTACCGATACTACCTGAAGCAGTAAAAGTTGCTCCAGAAATAAAAAACTTTTATACATGGGCGCATTTTGCAGAAAAAGAAATGAACAAACTAGGTCACTCTCATGTTAAAACTTTACACGGAGCATTAGATACAGAAAACTTTTATAAGCTAGACAGTGAAAAAAGAAATAATCTAAGAAAAAAATTTAATCTAGAAAAAGATTTTGTTATAGGTTTTGTTTTCAGAAACCAACTAAGGAAAAGCGTGCCCAACATACTTGAGGGTTTCAAGATATTTTGTAAGCAAAACCCAGAAGCAACCCCAAAACTCTTACTGCATACCCACTGGCAAGAAGGCTGGGACATACCCAGACTAATAAAAGAAAAAGGTATCGACAACTCAAAAGTTCTAACCACTTACGTCTGTAAAAAATGTGGCAAATACGAAGTGAAACCATTTGAGGGAGAAACAAAGGAAGAGGGAGAAAACAAAGACTGTAGTTTTTGTGGCTCAAAAAAAAGCCAAGTCACTTCCAGCGTAAAAAACGGAGTAAACGAACCTCAGCTAAATGAAATATACAACCTCATGGATGTATACTGCCACCCCTTTACTAGCGGCGGACAAGAAATACCAATACAAGAAGCTAAACTCACAGAACTTATTACCCTAGTAACAAATTACAGCTGCGGAGAGGACTGTTGCGGAGAAGGGACAGGAGGGTTACCATTAAGTTGGACAGAGTACCGCGAACCCGGAACTCAATTCATAAAAGCCAGCACAAACCCAGAAAATATCGCCTTTCAATTAAGGAAAGTTTTTAATATGACGTCCCAAAAGAAAGTCAGCATGGGTAAGCAGGCCAGAGAATTTGCAATTAAAAATTACAGCATAGAATCGGTTTGTGGTAAACTGGAAAAAATTATTGATGAAATGCCTGATGTCGACTGGGATTTTGACTTTTCTAAAGAAAAAAAAGATCCGCACTATACACCCGATAATAATCAAAAGGATTCGGACTGGGTAATAGATATATACAAAAATATATTAAAATTAGACATAAAAGAAAAAGAAGAAGGTTACGAACACTGGATGAAGAAACTTAAAGAAGGCGTTTCAAGAAAAGATGTCCTAAAATATTTCAAGCAGGTAGCTCTAGAAGATAACAAGAAACATAATCCAACCAAATTTGAAGACATATTAAGCAAAGAAGATGAAGGGAAAAGAATATTAATATCAATGCCTCAAAGCATTGGGGACGTTTATCTATGCACCTCCTTATTGAAAAACATGAAAAAAACCTACCCAGAATACAACATTTATTTTGCAACAAAACCAGAATACTTTGAAATATTAGACGGAAACCCTTATATACATAAAGTCATACCGTATGACAAAGGCCTGGACAACCTTCCTGCCATGGAAGGGCAAGCAGAACATAAAGGGTATTTCGAAATAGCTTTTCTTCCATTTGTGGGAACTCAAAGATTTTTAAATTATATGCACAACGGAAAAGACAAAATTCAATTCGACCTATGCACCTAGTAGAACAATACGCACTAAGCTGTGGAATAAAAATAGACAAGCCCACAGTAGAAACAAGCTTTTTTCCCGTAGATTGCGAGAAATACATAACACTTCATGCTAGCAGCGGAATGGAAGCCAAGAACTATGACTATTTTTCAGACGTAATAGACTTGATAAAACCGTACATAGAAAAAGAAAACATAAAGATAATACAGATAGGAGATAAAAAAGATAAAAAACTAGACGGGTGCATACATTACAATGGAACAACAAACCTAAAACAAAGTTTTTATCTTATTAAAAATTGCGCACTTCATATAGGAAACGATTCCTTTAGCACTCATGTAGCATCAGGATTCAACAGAAAGATATTGTGCCTATACAGCGTTCTTTTTAAAGAGTGCTGCGGACCCTACTGGGGCGAAAAACTTGATCAAGTTCTATTAGAACCATCAAGAATAGACAGAAAACCGTCCTTTATGGGCAACGAAAAACCAAAGACCGTCAACGAGATAGACCCCGAAGAAATAGCCCAGGGAGCATTGGATTTATTAAAAATCAAACACGAAATAAACAAGGTAAAAACAATACATATCGGACAAGAGTACCACATACCATCTATAGCGGTGATCCCAAATCACGTAATGCCCGAAAGCTTTGCAAGGTCACAACCAATAAACATTCACGGAGATGAATGCTTTGACGAGCAAAATATAGTAAAATGGGCGAGAGGAAGAAATGCAAACATTTTCTTAGACAAACCAATGAATATCAACTATTTAAGGCTGGTAAAAGAAAATATAAATCAAATAAACTATTTTATTTCGGAAGATACGGACACGCAATATATAAAAAAAATAAACAGCCTAGGCTTTCCAGTTCAATTACTATGCAAAAACATTGAAAACATAAATGATATCAGATTAAAGTTTTTTGACTGGAATGTATTGGAATACAAACAAACATCAAAAAAAGATCTTGACAATATCGATTTATTATGCGATAATAGTTTTTATCAAAGTTCTAGAAAGATTATATCAAATGGAAAAATATATAACAGCAAAGCAGCATGGCTCCACGAAAAAGACGGAGATCACAAACAAGTTATCGACTGCGATGAATTTTGGCAAGAACTAAAAACAATTAAAATTTATAACGATGCAAGAAACACTTAGCCTAGGAGCAACAGACAACACGGTAACATTTTCAACAGAAACTCAAACAACAAAAATTATGCCCGCAACAAAAAAAACATCAACAAAAAAATATGTAGACGGCCCACTAAAGTTCTGCAGAAACGAGTACGGGCTACTAGATAATACAGATTATCACTTTAATGAAGACGGGTCAGTAAACTGGAGGTCAATGATTGGAGATGAACATCTCTTCCCAAATAAATCATGGTTCGATCTAAGAAAAAAAGACACGCCAAGAACCATCGATGGACTAAAAGACCACCAACTACTCATTAAGCTAAGCGGAATTAAAGAGCTGGCAAAACTAAGAGGATTTACTGATGTTGAATATGAAATTGTAAAATGTCAAGAAGATCATGTTGCGGCGATTTGTAAAATTAAATTTTTAGCAAACTACGAAACAGGAAATCAACCTGTAGTATTTCAAGACATGGCAAACGCAACATTAAATAACACAAGTAGCTTTGCAACAAAGTTTCTGGAAACTATCGCATGCAATAGAGCGTTCGTAAGATGCGTTAGGAATTTTTTAAATGTACATATTGTCGGAGATGATGAAATTGACAAGTCTAACTTACCCCCCCAAACAAAATCAGCACCTTCATTAAGCCCAGACTCAATGATTGAGTCTTTGGTAAAAGATAAATTAAGCTGCTCAAACTTTGATGAATTTAAAGTAATTCTTAGAGATTGGTGGAAATCCGGAAAATATAAAAACGAGGGAGTCGCAGAATGGAATAGCTATTCAGATATTCCTCCTGCACAAGCAAGAATTTTAATGAAAGTAATTAACGGCTAGATCTACGCTCTAGACTTTCAACTCTCTTTTCTAGAAAATCTATTTGCTTTTGCTGTTCTTTAATTGCGCCGACAAGTAGAGCAGTAATCTTCTCATATTTAACAGCTTTATATCCATTATCTCTTGTGGTAACTAACTCTGGGGCTACTTCCTCAACTTGCTGAGCGATAAGTCCTATATCATGACCCGCATAAGTCTCCTGTTTGTTGTTCCAGTCAAATTCCACCGCATCTAGTTTCAAGATTTTTTCGAGAGGATCAATAATTATCGAAATATTATCTTTAAGTCTTTCGTCAGAACTAAAGAAAGCAACAACGTCTCCTTTTACATGAAGACCGTTGGGACAACCAACAAAAAAAGCATTGTGAATAGTTGGGGCAACAAAATCTCCTATAATGTGAGTGTTATAAAGACCATCTATCGTGTTTCCTGTTCCCTGAAGAATAGAGCATCGCCTTGACCGTTTAATTTTATTGTTATATCCAGCAAGTATAACATTGTTTGATCCATATCCGCCCACCTCAAAAGTTCCAGTTGTGCCGGGCCCAAGCACATTATGCATAGGTAGAGATAAAGTCTCGGGCCCCACTCCTATAAGCGGACCTTTTTCTCCAGGAGGAGCGAAAATAGCGGGAGTAGTAGTATGACCTGCTGGGGTCGACGAAGGAGTTCCAGGACTAGAGAAAACAGGAATATTTGTTGCAGGATTAGCCATTACCAAGTAGAGTAAGTTGTGTTGTTATTGTAACAATAAGCTTCGGTGCTACCAGTATATATGTACACCCAACTATTTTTTGTATTAGAATAAATGTAGTGCCCAGGGTCACCGCCACTTCCAGTTAGGTTCTGCTGCGACCAAATCCATCCCCCAAAAGGCCCTCCATCAACATAAAACCAAGCGGAAGCAGCAATTCCGAGAGCCCTATTAGTTTCCCAAGAATTAGATCCTGTCCAAAGAGGAGATATGTACATCCACGAACTTTTATTAGAGCCAAGGAATTGGTGAACAAATGCCCACTCAGCAAAACCTTCTGGATTTATTCCTCCGTGCAAATAAAGATTAAAATTAGAAGTATCAGCGAAATAAAGCATCGAAGAGATCCAGCTATTATATTTAGAATTATTAGACCCAGCTAAATCATCTGTGCCATTTCCTAAAACATATTTTGAATAAATCATTCTATCGGGATCGATAACCGCCCTAATGTTTTGTTCTTGACCGGCCGTGGTAGGCATAACGAGACTTGGAACCGTATCTGGAATGGTTGCGGGAAGAAAGTTATTGTAATTAATTTCATTATGCTCTCCGCCCCCTATGAGCTGATTTGATCCGCCATCGATTTTATTGTAAGTTCCTCCGCCAATTAGATTTGAGCCGCCATTCTTGTCTATATCGTTTGGCATACTATTGGAATGACCCCCAAGAATCGAAGAAAAATTATCTCTACATAAATTATTAAATCCTGCTCCAATAAAAGAAAACTTTGACTTGATTTCATTGCTTGCTCCAGCAACAATTCCGCAAGATATATTAGCGAAAGAATCCTCTGCTGTACGTGAACCAGGAGAAAACTCTGTATCAAACTTATTATTAAATCCTCCGCCTATAAACGACGCAAAGTTTCCCTTTATACTGGAGAGAAAAGACTCGCCAGGAGTAAGAATGTTGCCAAAAGCATCTCTTTTTGGAATTAACTCCCCAGGGTTATTAGGGTCTGGCTCTAATTGCTTAATTTCATCAGAAGAAATACTTCCGTCAAATACAGATCCTGCTATTTCAATCAATCCCGTAGAATTACTGATTCTGATATAAGAACTTATTTTTGTTGCATCAGAATATGCCTCCCAATTTGTTGTGTCGATAGTAGGCGCAACAACAGCCCCCACAAGAGTTCCGGGACTTTTTTTGCGATAATTTAATCCGCCAAAGCTGATTATATTACCCTCTTCGTAAGTATTATTACTTGAGGAACTGCTTTCAAATTCAAAAAAATTAAGCTCCTTTTCTCCACCTATATCAGTAATAACAAAAGAATTGCCGCTAGAATCCTTGGCTCTTCTTAACCTAAAACCGGGAGTGCTATAATTTTCAGTAGTCCTAACAAGTCCATTTGCTGGATCCAAGCCGCCTATAAATCCAGCAGATTCAATTGTTCCTCCAGATCCACCCCCTGGGTTATTGGGATTCTCAATCGGGTCATTCACCCCCATACTAAGAGTATTTGTGATAATTGCATCATTTGCTAGTAAAAGTTTCGTCGCAACACTTTCGAATTGAGCTCCAAAAATTTTCCAATACTCAGAGTCTACAACTCCCGCCGACCCATCTCCCTTGGGCTGTTTAGCTCCAGGAAAACCTGCACCACAGTTGCCAACTGGACCACTATCTTTTTTCGCAATATAAAAATCTCCTCCTGGCGCACCACGATTAGTTGTATCTAAATTATTAAAATATACTACATCTCCCCTTAGTGTCTGCTTATCCTCTAGTCCATTATAACAACTATTAGAATTCCAAACGCCTCTATAAACAGGACTCCTTCCGGTTTCCCCAACAGGTCCTTGCAAATTAGTGGACACAGTTACAGAAGATTCTCCAAAAGTATTTAAACCAGATGCGTATACCACCACGGACAAATCAGAATATGCCCCAAGGCGGTGCCTCTTTAAAATTTCATCAAATCCATTTCCCTCAACAACAAACTCAGCCATTGAAGTACTAGAAGAAGAACTAAAATGATCCGCATCAGATGGGTCATAACTAAAACCAGAAATGTTATATTCTCCATTTGTATGAGCATCGTAATCAAAGACTAGATCACCATTAGCATACTCCATTTTATATCTTATATCAGAAGCAGATAAAGAAGAATTTTTAAAATGGTTTCTAATTTTTATCGTTTGGTTCGGAGGGTTCGGAGTAAAATCACCGTTACCATCCTCATCGTAAGTAAATATGTCAGGCTCAGCATACATATTAACGACAGCGAGATCAGATCCATCTCTTTGTTTTAAATTCCCCTCGATAGTTAATTGACCATTTTCATAATACAATTTACCCCCAGGCCCATTCGTATCATCGCCCTTAAACATAAAGCTTCCGTTTCCACTTATAACGAAACCTGCGTATTGATAATCGAAACCGTCATAACCTGTCCCACCAGGGTGTGAAATTGTTTCACCAAACCCAGCGCTCCTTATTTGACCGCTCTCTGCAGTTCCCCCAATTTGAATATCTTGACTCAGGATTTCTGCAGATCTAATTTTGTCGGCAGTTAGATTGTGAATCTTAGCATTAGTTATTGCCGCCTTTTGAATGTGAGCAGTGCCTATTGTTGCGTTTGCAAAAGCATGCCACATCGGAACAGCTATTCCTGCAGAATTTCTAGCGATTATTTTATCTCCGTCATCCAATAAATTACGCTTTTCCCCGTCTATATCTCCCCCGCCACCGTAATTAGACGGATCACTAGTCTCTCCTTCTCCAGCAGGATGATAATTTGAAGTGCGGTAGTCTCCGGTATACTTTATATTTCTTAAAGGATTATTCTGTTCAGAAGTAAGAGGAACTTCCCTTATTATCTCAAAATCATCTCCAACAGCAGGAGACCCAACAAAAGGTCTTTTAGTTGTTATGGTTCCATCAATTGCATCGTAAGTATCAATCTCTCTCTCTTGCCCTGCTAAATTATTTGATAAAAATTTAATGTATGTGCCAGGATCATTGGTTGTTATTGGCGAAAAAGACGGCTGAGAAACCAATTCGGAATCAACGCTAAAGCTATTAAACGAAGGGGTAGAAACATTAGTAATCTGACCTTTCAAAAGCTTAACCTTTTCTCCTGGCAAAGCAAGACCCAACTCCTCTAATTCAGACTGGTTTATTTCTATAGCCTCATCAGGTTTAAAATAAACGTAAGCGTCTGTCGTCTTTCCCTGTTCGGTTGAATTTGAAGGTATAAACACTCGGTTTTCATCATAAACTCCATTTGGATCAAGAAACTTGGGAGAAGTTGGGTCTCCAATAACATACCCCTCTCCCTCTATATAAAGAAAATGCCTATCCCAAGATATTGAGTCAGCCTGCGGAGTATTATTTTTAAATGGATTATTAGGAACAAGGGCTACTGTATTAGGAAATGCGTTGGTTATATTTTGCTCAAAATCAGATATATCCGTAGGAGACTGCTGACCAAGAATAAGTTCGAGCCCCTCTATAACATCATCGGTTGCAGCCTTACCAGTAAAAGGGCCTTTGTTTCCGCCGTGATCGACGGCTCTTACCCAAAAATATCTTTTGTCATTAACTTGCCCTCTATGAGTAATGCTCATTTGAGGGCCGAGAGCAGAAGCGTCAAGAACATGTAGGGCGTTGGTTATTCCGCTTGCAGGATCAAGCTCTTCTATTGGTATTTCGTCTGCTATACTAGTTAGATCCCCAGTTATTTTTCGATAACCACTGATATTCCTGTCGTGCTTTAGAAACTCATTTTCTGCGCCAAAATAAAGATAATTATCTTCTGACTGCCAGACCTCATAATGACTTATATCATTTGGAAGACTCAAAAGAGTTCCTGAACCTTCTAGAAATTCGCTTTTTGGAATTTCCCAATCCAAAAAGTAATTTACAAATGCGGTATCTCCCTCAAAATTTTCAACAGCCCCAGGTATAGCGTCTGTAGTTTTTCCAAAAGCTGGACCCATAAATCCATCTGGGTTGCTATTGCTATAATGAAAAGGGTAAATTAAAATTCTTTCTGGGTCTCCAGCATTATCTCTTAAAGTAAAAAGATCTCCACTCCCGAACTCATCAAAAGGAAGTAACTTATAATAATAACCAGTTATTCCGTCACCCCTTGAGTCAGGAGTTTTACTTTCATGGGTATATGGAAGAGGAGGATTTTCATCAATTATAGAGTTTATATTTTCCCCAAAATTCTGCTCTGTAGGACCAAATACTTCTTTGACAAAATTAGGAGAGCCTGATCCAGGTAGCCCGTTTTCTCCAGTGACACTAAAGTTTGGGTCGCTCGATCTATACATTTGAAGCCTGTTGACCATTTCCCTAGCTTCGTTTGCATACCTGAAATTAAACTTAGTAGTAGTAACTTTCTCTAAACTATCAACACTAAACCCGTTAGCAAGAATGCTTGGCTCTAAATTAAAACCAATCAAAGAATTAGAATTAAGAATGTTTCCCTCTGGATCGATAATTCCTAAACTTATACCAACTTTTCTTTTTCCACTTTCAGGAATACCTAAATGCCCAAACGGAATATCTTGGAAACCAGTATTCTTCTCCCAAAATGGTCGCCATTGAGAATTTTGATACGTAGAATTTATTAAATTATCTGTTCCTCCTATGTTTAATATAGGAGCCCCATTAGGATTACTTGATAGGCATTCGTATACCGCGCCATTATGATATACAATATCTCCCTGTGTGTGATTTGTAGATATATCTACCCCATTACCATCTAAAGCTGTCCAGTAATCGCTTTCTCCGTCAGGAACCCTTATTCCTGCAGAAGCACCGAGCCCATTCTCAAGTTTGCCACTAAATATATCGTTATTTATTATAACCAGGCTTCCAGGAAAATATCTTTGTTCGGTACTGTAATTGTATACAGGAAGATCATAGGAAACAATAATTTTTTCGTATTCATCTGAAACCTCGGGATTTTGAACCTCCCACCCAGACCCTGTTGCTGGAATTTCAGAGTTAGAATTTTGTGTAGATTTATATACCTCACAGTCGATTTCGTCAAATAAATCAGCAAATATCCACTTTTTCTGCCCAGAATCAGTTGGAGATATTCCATTAGACAACCTTATGCATCGATATATATATCCATCGTGCAGAACTACGTCACCAATGACATATGTTTTTGTATTATCATAACTTTTAATATGGCTACTTACTGGAGCTACGACCATATCTCCTATAGAGTAACCTCCTGCTTTACCCTCATCAAAAACACCATCCACGCTCGAAGATTCAGGCCCTATATTTTTTGGAGAACTACCTGTAGTAGAATATATCTCTCCATTATATTCTACGAGAGAATTTTGCCCCAGAGACGTAGCGGAGTTAAATACATAATTTTTAGACTTATCCCACTCTTGATACTCGGGAAAAATAAAATCTTGAACAGAAGAAATTGCATCATAAAGTCTAACTCCAGCAGTGACCTGATCTCCCTGCTGGTAAGATTTTGTAGAGTCAAAAGGTTTTGCGTTAACAGGAAATCCCTCACTGGGATACAAAGAATTATTTATTTCTCTAGTATAGTCAAAAGTCTCAAAAACCTTTGTTCCAGGAAGATCATTAACCACTTTTCTATCGCCATTTTCATCTACAACAGAACCTTTACTATTCAAGCCTTCAGTTATGCCAGTTAAAAATAAATTTGAATCTGCGTCAAATAATGACCCACTTATACCCAATACGCTAGGAGTATCATTTGGAGACAAAATAAACTTATATTGATTAAGGTCAACAAGATTACCATCTTGGTCAGTTATGTTCCACCTAAATATTAGATCATCTTCTCTTTCAATAAAATTTAAATTACTTATCTTTACCTCAGAAACAAATCCATACAAATCAGAGTTTTCTTCTCCCTCCACTACAGCTCCGTCAGCAGTGACATTATATTTATCTCCCTCACCGTATTCATCTTTAGGAATAAAAGAATAATAGTATTTATAGCCCCACACATGATCAAACGAAACATTTTCTTCAGTTAAAGAATAATTGTTTGTTATAAATTGAAAATCATCTTCTTTTTTAGCCCAGTAAGTAACTCCATTGTCTATCGGACTAGACGGAGTAACACTCGGTTTTTGTATAGACACATAATCCTCCAAACACTCGTATATAGAACCTTCATGCCGAGCGCAGTCGCCTTCTTCCCAGGAAGGAACGTTGTTTGACCACTTTATGGCATTAGAGATTTTGTTGTAATAATCAAGGTTAGATTGAAAATTCGATGGATACTTTAATTCAAAGTCAGAAGGAATTGCTAGAGATCTAATATTAGTTGAAGCATAGTCAGTATCTACCGTCTTCCAAGCAAATCCCACCTTAGAGCCAAACAGAGAATGAGAAAGCTCTTCAATCTGAGGCTTATAATTTTTAGCAAAAAGCTCTCCAGTAGCAGTTCTTCCAAAAGAATCGTGAGATATTATTTGCATTGATATATCTCTCTGAAGACCAAGCTCTTCGAACGTTAGTGGAGAAAGTTGAAAAGAAAACCCCCTATAATTATCCATAGCTTCTGATACATTTGCCGTATTAAGATAAGATTGAAGGCCCTGATTTATTGTATCATTTAACTCAGAATCGCTTACGACAGTTCCATCAAAGTCGCTTCTCAATTCAATTTCAAAATGAGAAAAGAAACTGTCTGACAAAAGCTCGGCGCCTAGCGCTTGACCTTCTTTTGCGTGACCCGGGGGAGGAGTTAATCTCCATTCAATTTCTACATTTTTTTCCACAAATTCTGAAGATACGGACAATAAATTGGGATCAGGCAATTGAGGAAAATGATCAACCTCACTACCCACAACTGGATTTCCAGGGAGATTGGAAACAATTAAATCAGAAAACGTAAAAGTTGAGTCGTATTCTGGAGCATTAATATTTATACCTGACTGAAGAAAAGCAGACCTAATTCCTATATCGCTTACAGCAAAAACCCTTACCGTAAATTCTCCATAATTACCCTTTAAATCTACAGAAACTTGAGCGGTTTCTCCGATAGCTTGAACCAATTCACTACCCCTTCCAACTTTTTGCTGAAAAGAATAATTGTCTGATGTACCTAAAACTTCGTACTCAGAATTTAAATCGTTTACAGTAAACTGAACTCCTATTGCGGTAGACATTATATATTATAAAGTTAAATCAGTTAAAATTAAATTAGTTGGCCCATCTGGAATTTCCATGCTCTCTTGAGGGGGAATCGGAATCCTTGGTCGAATAACCTTATTCTTTTTATCTATGGCATCAAATTTAGAGGAGACAAATTCTAGGCCAGTAATTTCGTTCATGCCGCCCTCAGATTCTTTAACGCTCATTGTTCTAAAAAGCTGCCCCTCTAGTCGGTCAGAGCTAATTTTTATAGCAGAATTTATGTACATTATTCGCGTTCCCTCTCTAAGCTTCTTAAGAGGAGCGGGAGACCTTCCCTCGCCTTCTCCATGAACTTGCCAATGAGCGCTTCCCCAGCTTTCTTTATCTGTATAGTTTATACCCCCAATTGGCATATCGTTATTCCACTCGTCAACCAAATCTTGATGCGCGTTTACATAAGCCTCAAAGTCAAAAATGGTAGTATCAAATTTATTTGCCAAGAAAAAATCAGCGACAAGACCAGAGTCCTCTAACTCAAACTCATTTTCATTTATTTTTTTTACAACCCAATAGTCATTTTTTCCCCTTTCTCTTTCGGTTCCGTTACCAGATCCATCTAGGTTATAAAGCCCAGAAATTAAAGGTATGTCTTGACCTGGATCATGAACGCCTCCAGGAGGCCTTATCCATACAAATTCTCCATCAGAAAGTTGAAGGTCTATATTTCTTATGGTTTGTAAATGCACAACAACAAACCTTCTTCCCCCTTCATCTTTGATCTGTATTTTAGATAAATTTATTCCCACAAACTCTTCAGACTGCATCGCATTGTCGATAATGTCTTCTGTTGGAGAGCTATCATGAACGCTTTTTGCCGTTTGAGGGTCGATTAGATTTGGCGTGCCAGGCCATTTAAAAAGAGCTCCTTTTGGGTTAGATGTATATTTTCTGTCGCATGTAACCAACAACTCCCCAATTCTAAACTTCGTCCCTTTATCTGCAGGATTCTCTGTATAAAGGAAAGCTCTTTCAGGTGCTTCGTCATAGTAAACATAAAGCCACCCTTCACCCATTATATGCCACCAATGCCTAAAATTTTCAGGCTGACCTGAGGGGCTAACGCCCTTGGGTTTTATCCAAACCCATCTTTGCAAATCTGAAAACCATAACCATGTAGCCTGAGACGGGTTGTCTGACACAGGAGGAGCATAAACCCAAAACCCAAGATTTGCAGAGTAAAACCAATCAGACCCCTTTACTTTTTGACCTGCAAAGTAACAAAGGCCCAGAAAATCAGAATAAGCCCAAGCCCCAGTTAATTCTTCGTTTATTTCTAAAAAAGCTTTAACCTGAGACTCTATGCCTTCGTGTTCCCCACCTCCGCTCCCAGAGGGCCTTCCTTTTAATGACCACGCAGACCCAACAGAGATTTTATCTAAAGCGTTTTGATTTATACGCTCGCTTTCAGTGACAATGAAATGGCTTCCGCCAATATTACCAAGAGAATCAAACCCTTCGCTAGACAGGTTTATAACAAAATCTCCATCAAACCTATTCAACCCAACAACCAAGCCTGCTGGACGATAATATGTTTTATTTCCAACGATCACATCCTCAGCGCTTCCATTTCCTACGGGTTCACCAAGATTATTTTTTGCGTTCTCAGCAGAAGATTCATGTAAAAATAAAGGGTAAAAACCAAGGCTCTCTATGGCTCCCTCAACTAAAGTTGACTTTACTAACTTATTGGTAACCTTGAAAGTATTTTTTGTCCTAGAAACTATAGTATAGGGCGCTCCTAACGACAGACCCCTGGGAAGAACACCGTCTGTCTCAAAACTAATAATATCTCCATCCTCAAAGCCATGATTAAAAACATTAAATAAATTCTTCTCCAGATTCATTATAAACCCAGACTTAAATCTTAAATCTTCGGCAACCAAAGTTTGCCCTTGAGGGCCAGGATCAATAATTTTATCTTCGCGACCAATAGCTAAGCTGTATCCTTGACCAAGCCTACATTTAAACCTTAATATTTGAGGGGCAAAAATAGACTCAATTTCCGCATCTTGATCTTCCGAGGATCTCTCAAACCTGGCTCTCTTTTCAATTTTTTCTACTTCGGAATTTGGCGAAGCGACAGCAATGGTTATCTCTGGCTCTCCATTAAATGGTTCGCTTATAGTATTTTTATCCAAAAGCAAACAGGTTCTTTGATATTCTGACAGGTTTTGTTCGGGCAACTGATCCTTCACTTGAACCCGAAGTATTCTTCCGCTTTTATTCTGACCAGACCTAGCTTCATCAGAAACTTCAAAAATTGCTCCAGGAAAAAGATAGCTAGACTCTATCCCAGATTTAAAGTTTATAGTTTCTATCTCCAACTGAGTTGTAAAAATAACCCATTTTGCCAGTCGTCTGGCTTGAGACTGAGAAGTTATGCCAAAACCTAAAGTTTCTTCTTCTCTGTACCCAAATTTATTAACAGCCTCTGGAGATTCTTCTATAACAACATCTGTCCGATAATGATTATCTTTATTATTATATCTAACCAAAGAAGTAGTAACTTTTTGGTCTTTTGTTATTCCAGAATATGAAAACCCTTCTGCAGAAACATTGGAGTCATTAAATAATGCAATTGGTAATTTTTGAGAGTCTTGTATAGCTATAATTTGCCCATTATAGTATGCAGTGATACCTCTAAATACAGAAGCAAATTGATTAATCAAATCGATAGCCTTCATTCTGTCAGTAACATAAACATTTGAAGTAAACCTTGGTTCTACTATAGAGTGAGAAATTTGAGTCGCACAAGCCCCTAAGACGGTATTCCCGTTTGCTCCCTCAGAAAATGGCTTTCCAGAGAGTTCTACTATAAAATCAAAAAGCTCTCCATTCTCTACACAATTAGAACTAACTATAGTTCTTTCCTCAATAATAACTTCTCCTTTCCTAAAACTGGAATTACGAAACCTCACTTCATCGTTTGACCCTCCTTCAGTAGAAATAAAGAAAGCTATTTTTTTACCTTGAAAAGATTTGTCTTGACCAAACTCTTCATAGAACCTAAATTTAGTCAAATCTTCGCTTCTACGATCTGCACTATTTTCAAAATGAGATTTCTCTAGCTTTATAGAAAAAGTATTACTATCGGAGTTATCAGAAGAAATTTTACATGAAAAACACCGAGGAAGCCCAGTTTTAGTTTCTATCGGATAGTCGGTTTCAACAAGCTCATCACAGTATTTAGCTATTCTATAGAGTTGCCACCTATCTATATCCCCCTCATCCAATCCAAACTTAGATATCCCAAACCTTGCATTGCTTAATATATCATAATATATCCACGCAGGGTTATCGGTCCACTCTTTATTCTCGTCATCTATTGAATGTATAGACTCTGCAAGAGACTGTTGGCCCTTAAACAGTCCATCCCACGGCCCAATATATTCCCTTGTGTCTGGATTATAGTTGGTAGGAACAAGAACCTTTTTCATTTTACAAAGATAAGACCTCTCTGGAACACTACTAAAGTTTTTACTATCGAACTTAATTTTAGCAATAGCAGAATGAGGGTACAATACTTTTTCCATAATATAATCAGTTGCCCCAACAAACTCAATATTCCTTACCACACCAATTCCACCTATAGCCCCTCCGTCCACACTAGGATCAAGCTCTTTTGTAAGCTTAACTATTTTAAAAGTTACTCCCTTGGAAATATCTTTTGGGCGATCATATTCTACTAATACATCAAATTCGTAAGTACTAGTAGCTATTCCATGTATACTAAAACTGCCCCCGGCTGCAGTAAGCCCCACGTTAGGAGTTGTGACATCAATTTCATTGTCAGAAGAATTGGGGTCCGTTTCTTGAGTAGTAGTAGTTGGGCCGCGCAATGGATTAAAAGCATAGTCCCTAGCAACACAGCCAGAGGCGGGGTCATTTATATCAAACTCTTTCCCATCCTTTACTATTTTTATAGCAAACTTAACAGTCTCGGCAACAGTAGCTCCAGACTTTTGTTGCCTCGAAACCCTAGCGCCAAAAGTTAGCCTTGTTCTGGTCACAAAAGGATTGGCAACGTAATGAGTTAAAATTTTTGCATTCTTTGCTATAGCAGCATCAAAAGTTGCAAGATGAGAATCATCTTTTGGTTCGCAGTAAGGTGGTGGTCCATGAAATGAAGTTCCATATTCGGTTAACAAAGGACTATATTCGCATAAATCATGAGTTTCTCCATTTTCCCCCAAAGTTAACTTGGGTTGTCCAGCCTCTCCCTCCTCATTTAATATAAAATTCAAGCTACCATCATTTTGCCCACTTGGATCATGATTTCTTATGGGGACATTATTTAAATAAATGCCTTCCCTAAGGTCTGTATCCAAAATTCTCCCAGTAGAAGACACTATTCCCGCTATTGGCCCTTCGGACAAAAGTTCGGTATATTCTATAGTTGAGAACGACTCCAACACCTTATGACTTTTATCTCCCCCAGTGCCCTTAGATTTTATAATTGGTTTTGTAATTTTGTCTTGGCCAATATTAGTAGATCCTATCTTTAAAGTTCCATACCCCACAGGAACAGAAACTCCTTGATTAGCTCTATTCTGAGAGCCCTGCATAAGAAAAGACTTTGTGGTAGTAGGAGACTGTTGCTGCGGAGGTTTAAACAAAGACTTCATTATTGCTCCTACAACAAAAGCTACGACTATAGGTATAAGTATTGATCCTATGGTTATTTTTGTTCCCTCAATTAAAGTTATTGCCAAGAATGTAGAAACAGGTTCCGCGCCTTTAACTTGAGGCATTATATGAAGCTCTTCAGAAGAAAAGTTAATTTCAATACTCTTATCATCAATTACAGACTCCTGGAGTTCCTTCTTATTTTTTATTTTTGCGGGGTTTTTATTAAAAACGAAATACCTCACTCCCTCTTTTTCTTTTTTTAGCATGTAACTCAAAAAACCTTCACTATTTGATTCTATTGCCGCAAAAGCCTCAGCAGGAGAGCGAACGCCAAGATTCCACTTTTTACCAAAGCGTTCTCCCAACCTTCCATATAAATATACCTTTTTCACTATGCCTTATTCCTATGTATCTATACACTTACATTTTCATATAAAAAGAAACTATCTTCTTTTATACTATAAATCAAGAAAGGTACCTCAAGTTCATCAGAATAAATCATATCCTGCCTAGAAGGATGGGCAGATGATTCAGTATGAGAATGAAAAACACATTTTACATTATTATCTATAAAAACATACGGATCAATAACAAACTCATACCTAGGATTATTACTTTTATTTTCACATTTTAAAAAATAAATTTTTTTGTTTAACTCGCAAAAAAGCCCGCAAGATTCTACATCCGGATTGGATAAGGAGCAATTTTTGGCTATATTTAACTCCTCTTCAGGAATCACTCTAAGCAGGTCTATGCTTGTCTGTTCCAGGAAAACCTCCAAACCTCAAACCAGAATCGTCTGCAGAGTTATAGTTTTTAGACTCAATCTCACTCGCTTCGTTTTCTCCAGGTAGTCTCAAAGTAACTCTTCCAATCTTGGGCATTGGCTTGCGAGTTTCTTCGGATTTTCCATGGGCCAACCAATGAGCTTTACCCCAATCATACTTATTATCATATTTAATGCCTCGAATTGCCTCTTCTTCATTATAGTCTTTAATTAAATCATCATGAATATCTACGTATTTTTCATAATCATTTTCTTGTATAAATATAGGGTCAGATGAAAATCTTTTTTTGCAAGCACCAAGTGTCTTATTGCATTCATCCTTTTGCCAGAAATGCTTATCGAAAAACGGGTGATGGTCTTTAGCAAACACGTGCGTCTGAACGCACACATACACTAAGGGAGTTTGCTGGTAAGGGTTTGTAGCGTTCGCTGTAGTTATTCTAACAATATCTCCAAGATTATATCCCTGTAAAGAGTTCTCTGTTCCGTTTTTTCCAAAGCGACTCCACTCTGGTACATCTGCCATCCCATTTGGATACTCTCTATAATCAACAAAACCAGGGTGTCTAGCCCTAGAATTTGGGTCAGAAGAAGAATTAAACCCAAAGATTAGCGAATTTTCTTCTACAGTCTCAATAGGAAGCCCTCTATACCCACATCCGATAGAACATCTGTACACCCACCCACAGTGATTAGGCATAACAATCCTTGCGGGCGCTTCTGCATTACTAAGCTCAAGAGCAGAGACTAGCTCAAATTGTATAACATTTTTTGTTTCAGAGGTTTTTCTATTTATATAATAAACATCGTCGCCAAAATGAGAATTTGGATCGGCTTCTCCAAAAGGATTTTTACCATCTTGATTTTTAGTGTTTGGATCTATAAAATTATCATCGTCGATAAACTTGGCAAAAGTTCTTTTTCTAGTTACCTTGCAGTTAGCAAAGTCATGATTGGAGTGAACTATCTTAGAAAGAAGCCCTTCTGGATTTGCTATAGCTAATTTAGGCCTAGGTAATCTACCATCTCCTTGTTGCTCAAACCCGTCTGATTCGATAGGTAAAGGTTGGTATGCATTTCCTTGCCAAAAAACTGGATTGGAAGAGTTTTTCATGGGGCAAAACCTGTAAACCGTATCAGCGCCTATATTAATTCCAGCAAGATCAGACATCATCTCAAAATTTGCCTGTAAATTACTAAAATCTATTTCATAAAACTCTAAGATCGCATCGGGAGAAATGCTGAACATTTCTTTATTAAAATTTGAACTAGCCTTGGACATAATTGTGTTTTTAAAATTCTCGGGTGTCTGGTTCTATAAAAACCTTCAAGTCTGCATACTGAGGAGAGTATTCGTCTGTGCTCGATATAACTACTGCTCCATAAAAGTATTTTCCATTTAGACCAGATTTAAATTTTGTTCCTGGCGCAATATCCGAACCAACTAGATTTGGTACGACTTTTGGTAGGGTAATGGTAAAGGTTCCATTATTTCCAGATCCAAATTTATTATTAAAATAATTGCGCATATTGGAATCCACAAAGCTTCCGGTTCCAAGGAGATCTATTGTTACGGTTATAGTTGGGGAAACGGAAAGATCACTATATGTTGCAGCAAATGCCTGAGTAGAAATGCCTGCCGGATGTCCATGCTCGGACCCAATTCCCTGAACCCTTGGCGCGTTTACCACATTTGCGCCCCAGTCTATTCTAGTTATTGCCACCTTTTCAATTGGTTCCGTTTCTTGCGGATCGCTTGGGTCGGGCTGCGTTCCGAAACCTCTCATCATAGGCGCATCCATCGACCTAAAAGCCCAACATCCAGGCTGCCTAGAATTTTTTGGATGATTTATAATTGGAGCTGTAGTATCTGGCCCTTGATAGCAAAGAATCATTTGCAATCTATTACCATAGTTGTAATTATACTGATGAAAAAAAGAATTACCATGAGCTCCAGCGGGGACGTAAACATGCCCATTAGATTCTCTTTTTACCGAGTGGTTTCTGGTAACAGGATAGGGATCAAACTCTATAAAAGGTACGCTCATATTTTTTATTACACCAAGCCTCTAACTACAGTTCTATTCCGAAAGCCTCACCATCTATTTCGCCGGGCGACTGAAAAACAATATCGATATATGCAGTCTTTCCTCCATCAATAGATGAGGTAAATTTTGTTTTAAATAAATTCTCCACCACAAATGCCTCTGAGTATTCAAGATTTTTTTCGTGCCCCTGAGTTACTTCTTTTATGTACCCAAGATTGTTCTGGAAATATACAACATTAACACTCAAATTCCTAAAGCTTTTTGTTTCGTGAGCGAACGGACCAGAATCATCATTTGGATCGCTATTAAGATTTATCATTGTATAAAAAAACTGGCCACCTCTAGGGCCATCTTCGTAGGTTTTATTAATTTTCACCCACTTATTATTTAACGAAAAAGGGTACACTGGGAAAGTATTTGGTATTTTTACTATATAATCATTTGCAGGCGTGTCATCAAGAACCGCGGGGCAGTTATTGCCCTGTTGTCCCAATATAGTAAAGGCTCCCATAGGATAATGCTCAGCTGGATTCGCTTTAAAATTAATTACCCTATCCTCAAACTTTCCAAAAATTTCATAATGAGCCCTACCCCAGTCTTTTTTTTCGGGATAAGAAACTCCTTCTACCTCTGGGTTTTCTGAGAAGTGAGAAGATAAATCAGGATGACCATCGACATAAGCTTCGTAATCATAATTTGGAAACCCTTCGGCTATTCGGTCTCCACCTGCAACAGCGCCACTTAAAGTAACTGGCTTTTCCCCTATGTTTTCTATTCTTAACCTTGCTTTTATTTTTTCACCAGGGTCCAACGCTTCCTCTACAATATCTCTTGAGAGGCAAACGGGAGAAGTAAAAACTAACATCCCGTCAGATTTTTTTGAAGGAGTAATTAAATCTTCATAATCTGAAGCGCTCAAGTTAAACGGAAACTGAACAAAGCTCGCGGAGATATCATGGTTATCCTTAAAATTATACGTATGAGACCATTTTTCGCAAATAAAATTTTTAATTTTATCGTATGGAGCTGGAGGGCTAAACTCAAAGGGAATATATCCAAGCTTCTGCTCTAAGAAATGAAGTATCGCTCGAGCCTCTTTGTCGTCTCTGTTTTTAAAATTTAAATCCAAAGTTAGCAAATTTTCATTAATTCCATCGGAGTATAATTGAGTATATCCATTTTTAAAGGACATGTTACTCATTCGCGGATTTTGTGAAACAGTCAAACCCAAAGATGGCTTCCAGAAAAACTTTCTGGTCCAGTGATATCTTACGACATTTCTATTTTCAAATTGACCGTAAATTCTGTAATGAGCACGCCCCCAATCTTTTTTCAGGGGATAACTTATTCCATTAACAGTTGGGTTAGTTTGAAAGTGTCCGAGCAAATCTTGGTGAGTGTCCACATAAAGCTCATAGTCAATATCTAAATCAGAGAAATAACCACGCTCCCTAGTCCACTCTGGATTTTTTTCTGCAGGAGGTTGGTGGCTTAAAGAGTCGGGGCCTATATCCTCCCAATTATTTGAGCCTTGAGCAGGATTGTCGAAATTAGGCGAGACAAGGCTCTTATATATTCTTCCATTTAAAGTTACTTTGACCCCAACGTTATAACCGACCGCAGAATCGTATTCTGCATCTAATACCACAGGATTTTCTCCGCTCCAGTAATAATACTGCATGTTTCCGGTATATAAAACAAAATCATTTTTTTCATACTCAGATGTATTATCGTAAGCCTCTCCACCTCCAATAATCCAACCCCCTTGAACAGTTTTTCTCAGCATAGAGTCTTCCAAGCTTCGCAGCTTTAATGAAATGTCATTGCTGTTTTCAAACGAAAGAGTGTGACTTATGTCTGTGCAGTAAAAAGTTTTAGATTGATTTTCTATATGATCATAAGGATGAAAACAAGAGTCTCCTCCCCATCTAAACCCAGATATTCCCTGCTTGTAAAGAAGGTTTGGAGAAGGCCGATCTTTTTCTAGTTGTCCAAGATGGTTTTCGACGAAATGAACTATCGAATTAGCCTCTCTGTTGGATCTATTTTTAAACTGCATATCGACGGTCATGCCTAAAGAATTTATTCCTTTGGGGCGAACTTGAAAATATCCGTTTCCAAACATGTTTCTAAAATTATTCGCCTGAAAATTTACTGTGGTTCCATAATCTGGATCAAAAAAGAATTCGTCTTTAACCCACAGAGCTTCATCGGCAGAAGGATCAACGGGCATTGTGGATATTTTTATTTCGTCATTTGACGGAAATTCTGTATCTTTAATACTAAAATTATCAGAAACAGGAGAAACCTCTATCAAGGTGCCAGTAACTTCATTTGTGAATCCTAGATTCAATCTTTTATCCGTGACATAAGGATGCTCGTCTACAACGCCGACCCTAATTTTTGATATAGAATAAAGCCCATCTGAGTTACTATTAGAGCCTTCTATTTTTATTACATTTCCCTCATTTAAACTATGAGAAGCATTAAAAGTATCTACAATAAATGGAGACGGAAAACCTTGAGCGTCAACCAAAGCAAATCTATTTGAATCAGAAACAGATGTAGATCCTCCAGAAATTAGATCTTCCTTCGCGTAATAATACAAACCGTCACCAGTATTATATACAAAGTCAAATTTTTTGTAATTGTTGCTTGGATTAAATATTCCACTATAAGTTTTTATGTGGCCAAGTCGAGATTGATATATGTACGAGTTGTCCATATTACTTTATTATTTGCTTTATTGCAATTTTTCCCTTGGCATAATTTCCCTCTGAAATTCCAACAGATTGCTCCATAACTTTACCCTCGCACTTGAAACTCGCTATTCTTTTTCCTTTCATGGAATACAAAAATGCAGATGCAGAAGAGTCCCTGTTCGCTTCAGAAGGTCTTATGCTTGCTGACTGAAACTCTCCATAAGGATTTAATTTTTGAACAATATCGTTTCCCTCTAAAGACATAGACGCTTCAATTTTTTCAACAGAAACCCTTTGTGGCGCCGCACCATTTGCACTCGTTGCCACCCTACTATGCTCTGCATCTCTTATATGATAATGAGGTTTTCTCTCCACTCTTATATTATAGTCCAACTGAGAAACTTCAAACGGTCTACCGTTAGCTGCGGACATTGATGTATTACTAACTTCTATTTTTCCGAAAGACTTTAGTCCATGCGCAGGATCTATACTTAACTTTTGAAACCTTCTGTCTACAGTCTTATGTATTGTTCCGTATATACTATAGCTAGCTCTTGCCTCAATAATCTTATAAGGAGCCAAACTAAAACTAAAATTATCCAAATACATATCATTAAAAAAATATCTTCCAACAATATTTCCATCAATAGATTCTTCACTCATACCATCTCTTATATCAAATAAAACATTAATATCATTTACCAAATTACTGTCAACATCAAATGTTTCATCTATAATCATAAATGTAATATCTAATTTTCCTGTAATACCGCCTCTTGGCGAGAAGTCTACAAACTCTGTTTTTGCGCCCATCAAATCAAGATCAAAATCACCATAAACTCTTTCTGGCTCGAGCTGAGGAGCAATAGAAAGATTTGCCGACCTTACCATAAGATCTTTATTTCCAAGAGAAATTTTTCCGTTTTCAAATCTTAAAAAAGGCTTACTCATGACACTGGATTATGCAAAGGCTCGTAACCTTTATAAGTTAAAGAGACAGACATTTCTCCCTCAACAGAAGAACTTATAGACTCGGAAATTAGTCTTACATTTTCTCCAGTAAAAGAATTAATCATTTCGTTTGTTTTAGAATCGCGCATCTCTATTTTTAAATTTGTTTTTGGAGCAGCCTGAATTCTTGTTTTCATTTCTCGAATCTCATACTCATTTACTATCATGGTAAAATTTATATCTGTTTCAATCGGATATTGAGTATCAACCTGAACTGGCGCCAAGTTTTTCATGTCAAAATTACTATCCAAATCAGGATCAAAATCAGTAATATCTCCTTGATGAATTGCATATACAGGTCTTAAATTTATTGCGCGACTATAACTAAAATCAGTTATTGCATCTGTGCTAAAATCGTCAACAGAAATTGATACGCTAGATTGATCAGGAAACTGCATCGGAGGATGGTCGATCAAAGGAGAACCAAGATGAGGCATCACCCCACTGCCAAATTCTCCATAAACAGTTATATCGGTATCAACTGTAGGTAAACCCCCAACCGTACAGCTTACAGAATATCGGTTTATTCTGCCCTTGGTAAAGCCAAAGCCTTTTGTTTGATTGTCGTACAATATTGCCCCACTTATTTCGTGTTCATCATACAAGTATTTTCCACCTGGACTTAACTCCGCCAAAGGATCTCTGCTAACCATTGTTCTGGATATTCTAAAATTACCCTCAAGCGGAGCATCTGGAAAGGCGTCAATAAACCCAACGCCTGCGACGCGCACTGGATTTTCCGTTATTCCGTAACTTCCCTCTACGCTTTGAACTCCTGACAAAGCAACAGATTCTATGATAACAGTTTGTTCATAATTTGAATAGCTCATTGATCCTTACTAAGTAGTCCGCCAGGACGCTGTTCTTCGAGTATTGTTGTAACTACCTGTTGTTTAACTTTTTCTGCCAAATCTTTTTCTCTTTGCTGTTCGCCAGAAACTTCATCTGGATTTTTCGACTCTGAGTCTGAACTTTCGGTGCTTGCGCCAGATTTATCGATGTTGATAGAAATATTTATATTGTTTGTATTGTTTCCAGAAATTCCCGAATCAGACTGCTCGAGCACAGAAGTTACTGCTCCTCCGTCATTGAACCTTCCTGCGTTTATTGCGTTTAATGTTTGAGGGCCAAGCCTTCTTGCGCTGCTTGCCTTGATCACGTACTCTCCCTCGCTTAGCATCGCGGGAATTTGGTCGATGCCAGATTTACCACTCACAAAACCCCCTTGAGCAAATGTATCTCCAGTCCGACTTGCGCCAAAGCCCAAAAAGCTAGCAAACTTAGATCCAAAAGTTGTTTTCAGGCCAAGATCAGCAGCCTGAGACTGACTCATGTTCATATATCGAAGATCGTCAGTGTTCAAAATATCTCCCCCTCCATCCATTGCCACTTCACCTGCTCCGCTTGGATTCATCACTGCCCCCAGTCCAGCGGTTAGCCCGACACTTAATAGTGTCCCAACAAGCATTTGCTTCATTGCTCGTTTTTTTGCAGCTTTTTCTTTTTGTCTTCTGATTCTTTCTTGAATAATTCCTCTAGTATTCTGAGCGTCCTCTTGTAGTCCAACATTTCCTGCGGCACCACTATAAAAGAATCCTGACATTTTTTCTGATTGATATTTTCTTCCTGTAGCGTAACCTTCTCCTCCTGCGAAATTCATTCCAAGCGCAGATTCTTTGTGTGGTCCGCCAGTTGAATATGACGGAATTCTTCCTCGAGCATTCAGGCTATGCATAAAACCTCCGCCGTATTTGTTTACAGCGTCGCGACCCATAATAAACTCTCCGTTTGATACCATTGCAGGAACCTGGCCTCCACGAGAAAATCCCATTGCTCCACCTACTGCCCCGACTATTTGTCCAGCCGCTCTTTGAAGCATTGCTTGTTGAATTGCTTGAAGAAATCCCATGGCTACTCCGCGAAGAACATCTCCTAGATCTTCGGCGCCATTTATTGCAGCGCCCATAGCTTCTGCAAGACCGTCTCGAAGCATCATTGGCATCTGTTTTCCAAGCTTGTGAGTAATAAGGTCGGTATCTTTTTGCATTTCTGTCATTCCATCCTTTATTCCTTCGCCAAAAGCGCCTGGACCAGTCATGCGAGCATACTCTCTTTCTTTTATTTTTTGCAATACTTCTTCCTTGTTTATTCTTTTGTTTGTTATCTCTAATTGACGCTCAAGTTCGGTAGTTATTTTTTCGATATCTTGTGACTCTTCTTTTTTTGCGTCGTTTATACTTTGTTGTAAAGTTTTTAACTCTTCTAGTTTTTGAAGTTCTTCTTTTTGTGTTTTTTGCGCCGCTTCAAATTCTTCTTTATATGTCTTTTTGTCTTCTTCAAAAGTGGGTCTTTTGCGAAACTCATCTAATTCAGTCCCGCGAGCTTTGGTATTTTTTGCTAACGTTTCAATAAAGCTAGATCCACCTTCTTTACTAAATACTTTCTCCAGGCCTTTAATTCTTTTTGCTTGAAAATCTTTTAATTTTGTTGGATCTTTAAGAACCCGGAGTCTTTCTTCTTTAGTTAAATCCATGCGGTCTGCAGCAGCTTTGATTAATGAGTTACCAGAATCTTGATAACTTTCGCGAAGCCCTTGTTGACGCTCTCCCATCAGCCTTCTATCGTTTGCAAAGATTTCAGACATAGTTCTTGCTGGCCCAGAACTAAATCTAGCAGATTGTATCTCAGACCTTATCCCCCTAAGCTCTCCTTCGTGCTTAATTTTATTCAAGTACAGATCCATTTCTTGATTAATGTCTTTCAAAGTATCTTTTCTTTGGCCCAAAAGAATATTCATAGAAGCAGTCGCTTTGGCCTGATCATCACTTATTCTTTTTTGCTCGTCCAAAATCTCTACTTGACTTTTTAACTCAATACTTCTTCTTTCAATTATGTCTACAGATTCTACGGAATTAATTTTTTCTAATAACGCAAGAATTTCTGTGGCGCTCATTTTTTGCAGCTCGAGAGTAAGCTCCGCAAACTCGACATCCTTAGCTTCTCTGCCCGAGAATAAAACTTGCTTTAACTGTTGCTCTAAATTTCCACCGTCTTGAGTGTTTTTTATATCGTTTAATAGTCCCACTCGCATTGCATCTTGAGCAGCTCTTTCACCAAGATCTCTAGCCTCAGCATTTTTTACTAGTGATTCGTTCAACTTGATTCGGGCCTTTTGCTCTTCGGACATCAACCCCCCCATAATTTTTGTTTGATAATCAAGAACGGCTTTTTGTTTAAAATAAGAGTCTTTTATTTTTAATTGAGCCATTTTCGCTTCCTGCTGCGCGGCGAGTATTGCTCTACCGATATTCACCCTAAGCACAAGACCCTTTTGTTCGTCGCTTAGCTGTATTGCCGTTTTTTCGCTGGCGACAAGCTGTTTTTTAAAAACCTCCTCGAGGGCTTTTCTGTCTTTTATATTTGCTACATCAAGCTTATCAATCATGGCGGCGTAAGAGTCTCTATCGAAACTTTTTTCTTGTAAAGTCAGCTTACCATCTTTGTCCCTTTCGACCATATCTTTGGCCATAAACTTCTCATCTTTTCCAACTTGATTAGCAACTAGTAGCAAAGCAGCTTTTCTTTGCTCAGCGGCGGCAATTTCAGCTTGCTCTGTTGCTTCTGCGATTTTTCTATCCCGATTTTGGCCTTGGCTAATAACAATCGCCGCGCCTGCCCCTGGCGCCATCGGCCCGCTTAGCATTCTGCCACCAACTCGAGTATCTAGTTGATAGTCTAATTTAGCTTGAGCTATAGCAGCATCTCTTTTAGAGATGACATCTTTTCCAGCAGCGGAAGCCAGTTCCGAAAGCTCTTTAACTCTTTCTGCAGACAAGCTTTCAGTAAAAGCAGTTTGAAGCACAGGAGAAGACAGGGCCTCTGTCATAGCTCCGGCCATTGAAGCGGCCTCTTGGGCGGTTTTTTCAGTTAGGGCTTTTGTATTTTCTTCATTTGCCCCTATTAAACCTTTTACTCCTCCGAGCAACGCTCCAACTCCTATCACAAGCGGAGCTGCTGGGCCGAACATTGGAGCAATCATTGAGGCCATCATTCCGCCTGAGGCGGCTCCTGTTAGTGCTCCTCCTGCTGCATATGCACTTGCTCCGGCTCCTGTTTGACCAGGTCCATCGCCCTGAAGAAATCCTGCGGCCATTGGAGCACCCATCATCATCATCATTCCGGAGTTACCGCTAAACATTCCTCCCAGTCGCCCAGAAGCTCGCCCAAGACGACCGCCAACTCCTGACCCTCCTGCACTTCTAACTTCAGTAGCTCTTTGTGATGTTTTTGTATCTAATCTTCGAGTTGTGCGCTCAAGTTTTTTTTCTGCCGCATCCAAATCTCTCTTTGTTTTTAAATTACTTTTTCCTTGCTTTTGTTCTTCTTGCAATTGTCTTCTTAGTTTTTTTACGTCTTTAGTTTGTTCGTTTTGGTTTTTTGTTAAGTTCTCGATTGACTCCGTTAATGCTTCATAATTTGGCATTTTTGTTGGGTCTGCTCCTTCAGAAAAAGATCTACCGAATGAGCTGTTCGCGATTTTATCCCTCATCTTGCTTATGAAATAATTTGGCACATATCCATTTGCCCCAAATACATCTCTTAATCCGTTCGGTTCGTCTGTTGTGTTTGTTACGCCTATACCCAATGGATTACCTTTGCCAATTAAAGCTTGATGAGTTCCAACTCTTATTTGAGAGACAGGCACTCCAGCGCTTTTTTCTCTGCCTATTGCATCACTTAGTGGATCAGCAAAGTTGGGGATATATCCGCGAGCTTGATTGCTCAACTGTCTATTAATTACTTTCTTAGCTATGCCTCCATCTGGTCCGACTGCGGAACTACCCCTTAATTTCATTTCCACAGCATCAAAAACGTATTTACTTTTTCCAGCTTTCCCAAAAAATTCTGATATTTTTTTGGCGTGTCCTCCAGTAAAATCAAAAGCTGCCCCATGTTTGCCGCCTTCACCACTGCCAGCCTCTTCCGCTACAGCAGATAAAGCGCCTCTTACCCCCATTTCAACCAGAGCTCCAATAATATCGTTTGCTTTGGTTCCCTCTGAATTTTTTGTGAAAATATTAGCTATTTTATCATCAATGTTCCGTCCGGCAGGCAAAAAAACATGGCCAACTCCCTTCGCTATGTCTTTCATAGCAATGTTCATCGGAGCCTCTACTATATCTTTTAATTTTTCACTTCCACGCTCGTCCATCTTTTTTGCAGACAAAACTTCTCCTGAAGTTACGGGTACTATAGCTTTAGAAGGCAAAGAAACAGACACATCTGGATTTGCTCCATAAATAGACCTGTGAAGCGCTTTCAAAGGTCCAAGTGGGTCTCTGGATGTAGCGGCATTTCTAAATGGCTTTATAAGATTAGGTTCTTTTCTGCTCAAATATCTTGTTAAGCGAGAATTTGCGCTAGCGTTATTCCCGGTATCTTCTCGATAAGTTTGTGGGCCCATCGACTGGAATTTTTGAGAATAGGAATTGGTTTGGACACCTTCGGGCCCATAACCAAATAAAATTGCCAATTTATTGTTGGGATTTAGAGATTTTAGACCTATATTCTTTATTGTAGAAGCTGGCGTTTTCCCTGCTTTACTTACTTTTTGCCCTGCTCTAACAGCGAAATTTGGAACAAACCCACTTCCTGCATACGGATCAAATCCATGAACATCTCCAAATGCTTGCTGATAATTTTTTCCTGCTTTACTAGAAAGCGGGGGCATAATTGCAGGCTCAGTAAATCCTGCGAAATTCTTTACTTTTTCTGCACTATTGTAAATAACAGAGCCACCACCAGGCATATTCATTGATCGAATATTTCCCGCGGCATATCCTCCTTGGGCAGCTTCTTGCCTTTCGGGGTGAGCAAAATTAGGAATATAACCACTAGCCCTTCCGCGCCTTGGCGCCAAACTGGCATTGTATCCCTGTTTATATAAAGTGCTTGCGGCTCGCTTGGCCACAGAGTCGAGCATTTGCGCTTCTGCGACTTGAGCCTTTAAAAGATTTAATATGATTTGCTCTTTTTGAGCCTTTGACGTTTCAGTGCTAAGCATCTCTTTGCTAAGAGACGCACTTCTTCCAAACAAAGCAACCAAAGAAGATTGAATTGCTTTTTGTTTTTGAGCTTCGCTTGTAACACCTATAAGAGAAACTAAACTTTCTTTAGCAAACTGAGCAGCCTTTAAAAATAGCTTGCCAAATACAACAGTAATAACAACCAAGCCTGGACCAGTTATAACATTACCAAGTCCCTTTAAAAATCCGTTCGCAAATTTACCTCCAGCACTTTCTCCGTCTCCCATAAGATTGTTTGCCCCGTCAGCTATAGATTTTACCACATTAAGAATTTTTTCTATGCCCGGCCCAAGCATAATCTCTCCGACTCGTGCACTTACATCTTTCAACGCAAGCCCCGTTTCTGTTGCCATTGCAGCCATTGTTTGACGAAGTTGTTCGTTCTTTTGAATTGCTTCGTCTGTGGCTCCTGCAGAAATTTGAGTAGCATTAGCTAGGATACCGTTTTGCTTTGCGGCATCACTAAGAACAGCTTTCAATACGTTGATTTGAAATACGCCACCAACAGTTTGAGCGATCTGAGCTTTTTGAGCCTCACTCAAATGATCAAAACTATTAGCCAAATCAGTTAAAATTCTTCTTGCTCCCAAAGTATTACCCTCTAAATCCCTAACGGCAATACCTAAGTTCTCTAACTGGTTTAACGTATCAGTTCTTCCGATACGAGTAAAAATTGTTTTAAACGAGTTACCAATAACTTTACCGCCTCGAGCAGTTTGTTGCTGAGCAGCAGTAACAAGACCAATAAGTTCATCTATACTAACTCCTGCGCTTTTTGCGGCTTGACCCGTACGAGCAATAGCGTCAGCAAAATCTTCTGCACTTACCGCAAACTTTACGTCAACCGCAGCAAACTTACTAACAAGCTGAGTAGTGTCCTTAATTTCTTTGCCGTATGTGTTCATTGCGGCAGTAAGAGCTTTTACGCCTTGCGCAGAATCCATGCCCGTCAACCTAGTAAGAATAAGAGCATCTCTCGTTCTTTTGAGAGACTCTTCAACGCTCAAGCCTTGACGAGCATATTCGGTTGCAGCCTGCGCTGCAACATTAAAAGCGGCCCCTGTTTCTTTTGCAACCTTAAACAACCCATCGCTAAATCTATCAAGATTAGAAGCGGTCAGCCCCATAACAACGTTTATGTCTGCAAGAGCTTTTTCTACCTCAACTGCGTTTTTAACCACAGCCTTAAACGAATTAGCCACGCCATTCATAATAGCCATACTCGCACCGAACGCTATAATACGAGCATTTGCAGCCTCCATCGATTTGCTGAACTCGTCAGCACCACGCTTCATATTTCCTAAGGGCTGAGTGGCGCCTTTATCATCAACAGTAACCTTGATAGGGTTTCTGCGAATTCTATTCACAGCAGCCTGTACCGCTGCTTCGAGCGGCTGAGTATTACCGTGTACGTCTAAATTTATAGCCATTTTACCTTATTCCTGTGATAAGGTATAATACACCAAAATTATATCACGCCATGCAATTTCATCAAATCATCCATATTTAATGTGCCGCCCTTCTTTTTGGCCTCTTCATGAAGACTTACTCCGCCCTTTGGTTTTTCTACTCCAAGATACTCGTAATCCTCGTCTTTTGCTCCAACGATAGTTCCTGCGTCACCTTGAGATAACTTGTCTTTAGCTTTGTCTCTTTCTTCTTTTGAGCTACTACCAAATTCTAATAATTTTGCGGGATCTTTTTTTATACTTTCTGGAATATTTTCATTTGTATCAAATATATTCTTAAATACCCTAGTATAAACAATTAACCTAACTTGATTATATGTCAATTCACAAAACGGCTTGCCATAAAACTGCATACTATCTTCAGCAAAACTTAAATAAGGACTATAAAAATCTTCTAGTATTGTATATTGTATACTTTCTTCACTAAACACTTCAAATATTTCATTGTATTTAACAACAACTTTTTTTATATCATTATGCTCTAGTTCATCAAATTCATTTTCAGAAAAAAGCTTTTCGCTTAAATCAGAATTTTTATAAAAACTTTTAATCATATAAAAATCATTCAATCTATCTTTAGCATATTTTTCACAAGTATTACCAAGAAGCTGCATTTTTTGCGCTTGCTTTTGAACAAGCTCGTTAGTTTCTTTTTCAATCAAATCGGCCTGTCGGTCAATTTCTTTTTTAAGAACCATTTTGTTCTTTGCGGTTTTAAGGCTTTCAATGAAAAATTGCTTGTCTCTTATAAATTTATCGTCTTTTTCGCTCCATTGCCCTTCATCTTTTAGAAAGATAAGCATATCGTCCTCAGTGGGAACGCCTCTTCTTAAGGCGTCATTGTGATATTTTTCTTCTATTTCCTCAAGCTCTACCTGATCGTGAGGAGTTAAATGCTTGATGTAAACAAATTCATTATCCAGAGTTGCAGTAGAGTACCCTCTTACTACATCTCTAAATATTTTTCTTCGCCTGACAGTGTCCACATATTAAACCTTGCCTTCCTCTATGTCAGAGTCAAGCTGTTCAAAGTCTTGCTTGGAGACGGCGCCCGAACTGTAGTACCAGAAGCTGTATAAAGCAGCAACTTTTCCGCCAATGATATCGTACAGTTCGTCGCCATCTTCCTCAAGTTCGTAGTATCTCTTAAGACGTTCTTCAAAATCTCGACCTTCGAATAGGGGAACAGATTCTTCTTGATCTTCTTTTTGAATAAACGTTAAATGTAAAATATACCACTGAATCACCTTATTTTCTGCGCGAACATCTGCAGTATGATTAAATAAATTTGAATACGAAGTTTCGACATTAACGATATCTTTTCTTAGCAAGGCGATTTGCCCAGAAATTTCGTCTACTCGCTCTTTGTCGGCCTGACTTTTTTTATTCTTGATTTGCAGTTTCTCGCTTTCTTGAGAAAGCTCTCCGTACTTTATATACATTTCGGTAAGAGCCTTGGCATCTTCTTCAGCGAGAAGCCCACCTGTATCGCTATACTTTTTCGCAAGCATAGCCTTTGTTAAAATTCCACGCTTGATGCACTTGCTAATTTCTACACTAAATTCAAGCTCCGCCTCTTCGATCTGCCTTCGAGTAGGCTGTTTCATAATTACCCTATAAGGAACAGGTTCCACCACGTCCTTGGTAACCGAGACAGTTTCTTCTTCTCCAGTCTCCTCATTCTTGACGACCTTTTCTTCGGTCTGCCTTGTCTTTTCTTCCTTTTCGAAAGTAAAGCTATATATTTCCCGCATTTTTTTGCGAGTATCATCCATTGTTTCTGTTGCTGCTTTTGCCATAATATTTTTTATTTAAATGTGAACCCTATACTATAATAATCTAATTCCGATTCAATATTTCTAATTGTTTCATTACCAATATCTAAAGTTCTTTTCCTTAAATATTGCAACTTATCATCGTCGAAATAATCGGCTTGTTCGATAATAGGCACACAGCCTTCAGGCAGATTCTTTTTTAATTTATTAAAATTAATCTGATGTTCTTTATGTAGATCCTCGAGCATAACGAGAAAACCCTTAAAAAGGGATACCGTATTCCGATTACAACATTTTTTTAGAATGTCTTCTGCGTCCATGTACCTTATACCTTATTTTGATTTACACAAAAAAAATGGTTTAGTGTAAATGTATTCATGGCAGAATTTTTAAACAAAGCTCAAAGAGAAGACTTAGCGTCCAAACTACTTGACCTTCATGACACATTCGGAAGAGAGATAGTTGTATATAAAGAAGCAAAGAAAGTGATCATAAGCACCGATCCATCTTACAATCATTTATACAATAGCGCAGGGCAGACAACACCCAGTGTAAAAAATGTCCCAGAAAGAAAAGTCTTTAAAGCCAGAATTCGATATGACACAGATAGAACATTAGAAAATTTCGGAGAGACAGATGCACAAATAAAGACGACAAGAGTTGATCCAAGCAGTTTAGTAAGAATAAAATTATTAAAAGAAGATTTTAATTATATTAAAGATGCAAAGAGAATCGAATTAGATGGAAGAATGTTTCATATAGCATCAGACGCAAGAGCCCACGGACTATTTGATGTAGTTCAATTTTTCACCATCTTTCTAAGACCGCTAGAGCAATGACCAAAATATCAAATATAACTGTAAAAGCAGCCTTAAATAGGCAATTAAAAAAAGATCCTACAGTCAGGAATCAAACAAGGATCGTTGTCGAAAAACAATTTAGGTTAGCATTTGATAAATTAATGGCAGACTTTGAATCTCATCCACTAACAAGAGAACTCAAGCATGGTCCAGCAGCATCAAACGTTACAGGAACCCTTAGAAATGGTAATGTATTTGGATTTATAGGCTTTGATGCAGACTACAATCCCATTGCCCCCATAGAAAAATTATTAAGAGGAACTAATATTTTAATAAAAAGACAATCCATGGGTTCAAAGGGATTACTCACTACATTTAGCGTCAACACACCCGAAATGAGTGCGCTTTATAGCGCCTCACCAATGCCTTGGGCAAAGGGAGCTAGCTGGCTTGAACAAATAGAGGGTTCGGGAATATCTGGGTTGGGTCAATATTTATTCAAAAGAGTTGATTCTAGTAGGTCTGGCGCAGGCATACAATTAAAGGACGCAAAAGGCTCGGGTAGGCTAAAGATACCCTACCTCAAGCCAATGCTTAAAGAATTTGAAAATAATTTAAATAACATAACTGGAGCAATGAAAATAAAATGAAACCGCAATTCCAACACGAACTCACAACAAGCTTTACATTATGGGCGGACAATTTTATAGCATCCAGAGCAGAAGCGTTTAGCAATAAAACAGGTATATTTTATGCAAATACTTCAGATTCAAGGCTGAGCGATGGATATATTTCTTATAGCAGTCCTCACAAACAGTGGGTTTTTGATGAAGATATAGAAGGAGCAGTTATACCAAGCGGGGTTTACGAAAACGGAACATTTATTCCCAGAGGTCAAGACGGGCTGATGTTTGATTTTGATAATGGAAGAGTAATTTTTGATGAATCTTTTGGAGACTCACACACCCTAACAGGTGAGTATGCAGTAAAAGATTTTAATTTTTACATAACAAACCAAACAGAAGAGCAGCTATTAATAGACAGCAAATTTGATGTCAATAATAGATTCAAGCAAGAGCCTTCTGGAATTAGTCCGTACAGTCAAGTTGTTCCTGCAATTTTTATCAACCCAGAACTAGCAGAGAACGAACCATTTTCATTCGGAGGAGAAGATAAAACAACAACAAATATAAGATGCGTTGTATTTGCAGAAAACAGCTATCAACTAGATGGAGCATTATCTGTTTTTGCAGACGCAAAAAATGAAGTATTTTCTAAATTAAAGTTTGAAGACTATCCCCTCAATGAATTTGGAGATACAACTGGATTTAACTATAAAGATTTATCACTAAGTAAAACATCTACATTTCTCCACATCGAACAAGTCAGAGCCTCAAAGCTTAGTGATAGAGTCAACCAAAACGTTGACCCATCTTTATTTGTGGGATTTATAGATTTTGAGGTAAGCAATTTACGCTTTCCAAGATCTTGATTTCCCTTTTCTTTAGAAAAAATGTAATCACAACAGAATTAAACCTTATTTATTATGGCAAAACAATTACCAGGACGCGCAAGAGTAATTTATCAAAGTGAAGCTTTGTATGTTGGAACCGTGGACGCCACAGGCCACCACTTCGCCAACGCTACTGACTGGAATGACGAAAATACTGTAACTACCTACGCAACAGACGCAGACGCTATAGCTGGCGCAGGAGGAGCAGCAAACGTTAGAACAGGAATTCATCAGCTTCGCAGGGTTCAAAGTGCTAACTACAGCTTTTCAATCAATAGGCAAGATGTCAACCAATTTGGTCAGCTTGCGAGAATTGACGCAGTAGCAATTGATCCTCCCACAGTTACTCTTGATTTTTCTTATTATCTCACAAATGGAGTTAATGAAAGACTTCTAGGAATGCATGTTGGAGGAGACAAAAGTGCACTCGACGACGATATCGTCGGAGGAGTAACTTGTGATCAGAATCTCAATGCGGATGGAAAAAACTTTTTTATACTCACTACATGTGAAGGTCACGATGCAGTAGGAAATACAGATGCAGAAGAAAACAAGAGTGTTATCGCTCTTGGAAATGGATATGTATCTAATTATTCGATTGAAGCTTCTGTCGGAAGTATGCCCACAGCTTCAGTTACTGTTGACGGACTCAACTTGAGGAGCTACACAGGAACAAAAAACCTTGATGTTCCTGCGGTAAACACAAATTATGGAACACCAATCACAGACGTTGAATTTAGTATTCCCGCCGCGATTAGTGGAGTTCTTAATGATAGTGCGGACAATGTAGACGACGAAGCAGAAGGCTTTGCATGCCTACGTCCTGGAGATATTACTCTATCCTTGGGAACAGACGGAAGAGCCGGAGAGTTTGAACTTCTTCCAGGTAGCGACCCAAGAGGCGCTGATGGATATGGAGAAACTCTTGGTGGATCTGAAATTGCTACAGGAGAATTCCCGAATCCTCCTGGCGACGGATCCGATGTCAACGATGACCCTCAGTATGACTATACAACACCAGGCTCTGCACACGTTCAGAGTTTTAGTATTGATGTACCTCTTTCAAGAACCGTCTTGAATAGACTTGGAACACCATACGGATACAGTCGAGTTGTAGAATACCCAGTAAATATTAGTGTTAGTGTTAGCGCTATTATGGCAGACCTTAAACAAGGAAACATCGCCGATCTTCTCTGGGACACCGAAGAGCACGATTTGGTATTTACATTGCGTGAACCCAATCAATACGGAACAGGCCATGTCGCAATGCAGTATATCGTAAAGGGAGCTCTTCTCGAAGGAGAATCTTTTAGCTCAAGCATTGGAGACAATAAAACAGTAGACCTTACCTTTACTGCTCAAATTGGCGGTCCAGAAGATGACGCAAGAGGACTTAGGCTTCTCGGCTCAAGAAACGCGTTGACTATTACAGGAGAGTACGCAAACAAGTTCGATTTTAAAGATCTTGGAACTCCTCCATTTGGTCAATAAAATTACTCTATAAGGTACTTTAAAACCCGCCCCCAAAAAGGGCGGGTTTTTTAGTTTCGGTCCAAAATTTTAAATCCCCCAGAGGCATCAATGCCTACAGCAAAACTTGTAGAAACTTCTACTTGACCGCCTATTTGTTTTTTGTAAGATTGACTCCTGAGTTGAGCGTCTTCAATCACAAATTGGTTAACAACATCGTGATACTGTCCGCTATATCTATATCTGTTAGTATGATCGATAGTCATATTGTACTTTGACCCCTCCTTAAAAAACGAATTTATAGAGCCTGTGTCATATTCTCTGAGAATCATATCCATTGACAGCTCTGCCATGATAGGTAGTTTTAATTTTCGATCAAAAACATAATTACTTCCAAACCCATATATGTCCTGCCTTTCTATAGGCACATTTAGAGAAATGCTTTGAATTGCAGCATCCTCTGCCTCTAGAGGCACCCCTCCATAATTTCCTGCAAGCTTTTGAATATTGATCATAATATCTCCAGGCATGATAACATTTGCCTCAGGAACAATATCGTACCCAAAACTGTCTTGATCTAAATTTAACTTTTCTTCTGACTTGGGATTTTCCATTCCAAGTTTTATTGCTGGTAAAGTAGGTACGTCACTTGGCTCATAAGTATCAAAAGTCATATTGCTACCCCTAAAAGAAACAGAAGCGGTGGGAAGCTGTCCCACGGCAGCATTATAACTATAAGAATCAAGAAAACAGTTACCGATTCCAATTACATGATAGCCAGAATAATCTTCCGCATTACTTAAATCCCTGTGAAGAGCTTCGTCGGAAGCAACAGCAATTACATTTATATCATCCGTCGAGTCCGACTCTAATCGAGATTTTAATATACTGCCTTCGGCGCCAACATAAAATCCTAAAAATTTTTCGTTTTCTCCGCTAGAAAATAAATAATTTATATTACAAGAAACATTTGCATTTCTAATTATTGGAGACTCTCCATCTCTTTGCATGAATGAATCAGAGCCAATAGATTTGACATCTACAGCGGGGTGCTCAAAAGAATAATCCATACTTTGAACTCTTACTAAATTACCAGATGTAGTGCCATTTTCCTTATATGCAGGAAAATCAGTGACAAGAACACCAAGCCTCTCATAAGTTAATCTAGTCGGAGTACATTTAGCCATTAAACCTATTACACACTTTTAGCTTATTAAGTGTATTTATTAAAGACCCGCTATGCCAAACAAAAGAATTTCAGACCTCGCAGAGACGCACTCATTAATTTCAAACGGATTACAATACCCATTTAGGAGTTCTGCTGTACGCACTTCAAACAAAGATGAAGATGCTCTTTTTCTGCTGGCAAGGTCTGGATCTCATAATGAAAAAATAAAATATAAAAATTTAAAAAGCTCTGTTTCGGATAATGTTGTATTTCTTACTGGAAAACAGTTAATCAGCGGAAGAAAAACTTTTGCAGACGACTGCACATTTCTTAGCACTACAAAAATTAACGAAATAATTGATGTAACAAAAAAAGGGGACATCAGTGGGAATATTTTCGTTGGAGAGACTGGATTATTTCAACACATGGGGGTGGGCGATAAATTTTTCTTGAGAGAAGATGATGTAAATGAAACCCTGGAAGTTGATGGAGACTCTTTTTTTCACGGGTCAGTCGAAATCACTGGAGATGCATACAGAAATGGCCCAGAACATCATCTAGAAGGAGATTCACAATATATAGGAAATATAGATTTTATAGGAAATCAATTTCAAAAAGGAGACTTCGACTTACTAGGAAACTCCAGGAGAGTTGGAAATATAGAGCAAACAGGAAACGGATTTTTTCACTCGGAATTAGTAGTTCATGGAGACATAAGACTTGGAAAGTTTTTATTTCCGCATCAGGACGTTTCTAATTATCAATTTTTTGAAGAAGCTTCGGGAGATAGTGTCACTACTTTTTATGCAGAATCCTTCAATCAAATAGCAGACCCTTCGAGCCTTACTTTTCTAAAGTTCACGCCTGATTTAGTAGAATTAAAAGCTTCCTCAGAACCCAAAGAATCTAATGTTAGATGGTTCGAAGAAACAGAATCTGGCTTAATGATTATGGAAAACTTTGAATATGGCCCTGATGGTTCAAATAAAATATGGGAATATCAATCTGGCTCTGGAATCACTCAAATCGAGAGCGGTGAATTTGAAGGGGGAAGATCCTCCTCGATTTTGCTGGATAATAGCTCAGACAAGTCAATAAAATTTTATGTTGACGAAGATGAAGAAGCTATTTCAATTACAGAGTCAGGCTCTTTTGGGGTAAATTCTGAAAATCCTTTTGGAGAACTTTCCATGAGTGGAGACGCCTATATCACTCATGTGGATACTTATATTTATGGAAACTGGAGACATGTATATCCTGGAGAAGAAGATGAAAGCGTTTGCTACTCAACAAGCCTGCCAGAAGGAGAAGACAGTTATCTAATTAACTTCCCAAAAACTTTTGTTGGTGAGCCAGTTTTATCTGTTTCGGTCAAACACGATAAAGGAGGTGTAATTATTCCTTTCATGATATCAGGACTTACAGACTCTCAATATAATATAAATTTTACAAAAAAACTTCCAGACAATCAGTATAAAGTAAATACGATTGCCATGTCTACTGGATTGGGTGCGGAAAATTGCTTTAAAAGAGCGATGGACACAGATAAAATTCAAAGATTTAAAACTCCTGTCGATCCAGGTTCGTTTTCTTATCACATTTCTTTTCCTTCAGGATTTAAATCTCCCCCCACAGTATCCACAACCATAGAGGGAGAAGAAAAATTTCCTCCACATTTTATTTCAGGTATAACAACAGGAGGATACAATATAGTTTTTGGAACAGAACTCCAAGATCCATATAAAATACATACAACCGCAAGCATGGCAGGAATTATATCCAGATGCGAACCAAACCACTCCCACTAAAATGAATAAAGACAATAGAACATCAAATATGATCGAGGTTACGCGTCTTTATGCAGACATAAATGCACCTTCTAGCTATGAACCCCAGCCAAGCGGAAATGAAGATCATGAAGCTTTGCTGTTAGTGGCAAGATCAGGTTCACACAATGAAAAAATAAGCTATGCTAATTTGAAAAATTCTTTACTAGACAACGTTGTATTTCTTACTGGAGACCAATTGATTAGCGGCAAAAAAACTTTTGCAGATGTCACTACTTTTTTAAGCAGAACAAACATAAACGAAATAATCGACATAACAGAAACGGGAGATATAAGCGGCAATGTGTTTGTGGGAGAGACAGGACTTTTTCAAAAAGCGGGAATCGGAGACCACTTCACAAGAAGAGAGATGCTGGACGAAGTATTCTTTAATAGGCCATCTGGCAATGAAGACTGGGAGTCTATAACTTTTGGAGGAGGAGTAAAAGGAGAAACACATCTTTTTGCAGTAGATTTTAGTGGAGAACAAATAGATTTATCTACAGAAGCAGAGTCAAAGAATGTATACCAACCTTCCGGTTTTTATGCAGCGATGATACCAGAAGCGCATCAAAACAATCTGGACAAGTTCCTTGACGATCACGACTTATTCCCAGATGAACTTCACTATGAAATGGGCGGAGCTTGGATAGGAATAGAATTCGATAAACCATTTTTTTACAAGGGTATAAACATATACCCCTCTGACAACCTAGACTTTGCGGCAGAAGACTTTAAAGTTCTTGGCTCAAATAACGGAGAAGACTGGACAACAATCCACGTAGAATCTGGTTTGAGCGCGGCAAGCTACCCAAGCTCAACAAGCGGAAATTATTTTTCACTAGAAGATTACTTAACAACAGGATATTCTCACTACAGGTATGTCCCAACAAAGATCATAAATTCAGACCAGTGGAAAATAAAACATTTTAACTTTCAAGGAGTAAAAGACCTAAGAAAACCTTTTGTGGTTCACCCAACACATACGCTTCATGTTTCTGGAGATTCTCTATTTGTGGGAGACGTAACAATTTCAGGAAATACATTTATAACAGGAAACAATAGAGTAGTAGGAGATTCTTTCTTCGAGGGAGACATTGATCAAACTGGAGATTTTACACAGACAGGAGATAATACAAGATTTGGAGACGCTTATCTAAGCGGCACATTAGACGTTACAGGTGATGTAAATATTTATGGCGATTTAATGGTAACTGGAAATATAGGAGTAGACGAATACTTGTATCATAATCAAGACGAAGATACCTATTTGCAATTCAAACCAGACGAAATAGTTCTTTCAGCAGGAGCAGAGACACAAATAAACATAAGAGAATCTGGAAGCGGAGATTATATATCCTTTACTACCTCTGGAGAAGAAAGAGCAAGGGTATTAAACGATGGAAAATTTGCAATAAATAGCACAGAGGCGAAAGGGCAACTTTCCGTAACAGGAGATTCCTATCTAGAGAGACTTTATGTCACAGGATGCTCTGGAGAGTGGGTTCGAGTGATGGGAGGTTCAGACGAAACAGTAACTTTTTCAACTCCCATAGTTGGAGGTCAAGATAGATACCAAATTGATTTTCCTAAAACTTTTGGATCGCCTCCTGTTTTGTCGATTGGGCTGCAAAATGATCATGGAGCTCCAATAGTTCCTCATATGCTTTCTGGAGTAACTGAATCAGAGTATCATCTTTTATTTTCGACTTTTCTGGCGCATGACACATACATAGTTCATACCACCGCCAGACCAAACGCAACATCTCAGTTCAAGACAATAACCCAATCTTTTACAACAGATTTGACAGCAGGTCAAGATTTGCACGAAATAATTTTTCCAGAACCGTTTTCCGTTGTACCGGTTGTTTCCTCTACTATAGAAACTGACAAATATTTAATACCCTTTTTAGTATCAGGAGTGACAGAAACGAGTTACTTCTTAAAATTTGGCGCAAATGTACCCACAAATTATAAAATTCATACTCACGCAGTCAGATAAACAAAAACTAGTGTAATACAGAAAGATGATCTCCAATAATATATTTACTTCAGACATAATTAGCGGCTATTATTTTCATGCAGATGAGAATATTATTGTTGACGGAAGAATCGGGATTGGAACTACTTCCCCGTCAGCAATAGCGCAGATAGAGACCAATGACGGTTCAACCATTTATGACCCAAGCGATACAAAGCCGCCATCAATTGGAGACTACATTCTTTCGTTAAGAAATACATACGAAGGAGGAAATGTTGCAGGGACACTCGCAGGAATACAGTTCAATATTGACGGAGATGGGACTGGGAGCGTGAATTCTTTGGGATCAATTAACCTCGTTATAGAAGAAGACAACCTTCAAAAGGCAGCTTTATGCTTTAGTCCCGATCCTGGAGATAGTAATAGAAAAGAGGCGATGCGCATAAGCTCTGATGGATATATAGGA